GTGGCAAAGCACGACGACGTCCCTCTCCCACCCGAAATCGAGGCGTGGGAGCTTGACCTCGTCCGGAAGGTGGCCAAAGCCTTCCGCGACTGCGAGCAGGACGAACTGACTGCAGAACTCGCCAGCCGTCTGCTTGAACTCAAGAGCAAGCCGCCGACCGGCATTAAGAATTGGCGGGCATACCTGGCCAAGTTCCTCTACAACAAAGCCTCCAACATAGTCCGCAACTGGCGGCTGAGGGATAGCCGCTCCATCTCGTTCCAGCAACCGGAAGAATTCGACGACGATTCCATCATGGGCTCGCTGGATGCGCTTCTGGCCCATGACGACAGGCCGGAAAAGCTCCGGCAGGAATTCTCCGGGGCATGGGGGAGTCTGGCCCCGGAACTGCGGGAATTGTGGGAAGTCCTCGTGGAGGAGGAAGGCTGCCAGGGGGCCGCGGCCAAGCGGCTGGGCAAGCATCGGAACACGGTTGCCCTATGGCTCCGGCAGATCCGCGAGGTCCTAAAGGCGCATGGATTCCTCGACGGATGAGAAATTCCCATTGTGCATTTTCGACCCCTCAAGTGCCTATACAAGTAGGGGACCTTGAACATGGCTGAGACTTCGGCAGGGACGATATACCGATTCACTCTGAAGGACGGGGCATCCCCCGACATCCTTAAGACGCTCCTCACCCTGGTCCTCAAAGAAGCCGAGATCCTCTACGGCCAGGCGAGGCTCAAGCTGGAAACCTCCTACGAGCTGCTTCCCAAGCGCGCCGCCTGCGTCATCGAAGGAGGCACCGAGTGCGGCGAACACCTCGCCAAGCTTTTGAGCGGGTTCCTCATTAGGCAAGTAGGCGAGGATGGATTCCGCGTGGATCGTCTGGAGAAAAAACAATGGAAAAGAAGCACCTGAGCGCCACGCAGATCGGGATGTTTCTTCGCTGCCCCAGGCAGTACGAGTTCCGCTACATGCAGGGGCTCAAGCAGCCGCCCTCCGGGGCCATGGTCCAGAGCAAGGTCTGGCACCGGACGGTGGAGGAGAACTACCGGCAGAAGATCGAATCCGCCAAGGACCTCCCCCTGCCCCGCATGGAGGAGTTCTACGCCGCCCAGTACGAGGAGGCGCTCAAGGCCGAGGAGATCGCCTTCGAGGCCGGGACGAACCCGGGCAGGCTCAAGGACCAGGGCGTCGCCATTACGGCCGCCCACCACCTGCTTATCGCCCCGAAGGTGAGCCCCCTCCTTGTGGAGGAGCGGTTCTGCATCAACCTGGGCGACGACTTCCCCTACGACCTCGTGGGCGTCTGGGACGTGGTGGACCAGGACGGCTTCATCGCCGACAACAAGGCCTACGGCCGCACCCCGAGCCAGGACGACGTGGACAAGGACATCCAGCTCGGGCTCTACAGCCTTGGCTACCGGGTCTCCCAGGGCAAGGCCGAGAAGGGGTTGCGCCTGGACGCGGTCATCAAGAACAAGGAGCCCAAGCCGGTCCAGATCCGCACCACCCGCACCAACGAGGACTGCCGGTTCCTGCTGGGGCTCATCGAGCAGGTGGCCAAAGCCATCCAGTCCGGCAGCTTCTACCCCAATCCGAACGGCTGGCACTGCTCGCCGACACGCTGCGGCTACTGGGCGCAGTGCACCGGGAAGAGGAGCCCCCTGTGACCGTCGAGGCCGCGGAGCAGGACCGCTACGACAAGGTGGTCTGGGTGACCATCCACGTCCCGCGGGAGCTGCTGCGCGCTCGTGGCCACCAGCGACGTTTCGAGACGGACGGCCAGCGCCGCAAGCGCAGCGCCCAAGCCGCCGGTTTCACCTGCCGGACGTGCGGCAGACCATTCACTTCGAGCTCGGGCCGCACCCAGCGCCGCGGCCGCAGGGTCTACGCGCGCAAGTTCTGCTCCCGCGCCTGCTACGCCCGCTCAATAAAGGGCAACGGATTCCACAAGGCGGACATATCCCTTCAAGGAGGCGAACAGACATGAAGACCAACGTAACGCTGCCCGGCGAATCGGGCCCCGGCGAGCCCGGCAAGGGCCAGACCAAGCCGCCGGTCCACGTCGACTTCGGCAAGCAGGAAAGCAAGGACGCGTCCCCCTTCCAGAAGGCCAAGACCATGCCCAAGCGCCTGAAGGCCCTCATCTGGGGCCCGTCGGGCGCTGGAAAGACCACGATGTGCCTGCAGGCCCCGAAGCCGGGTGTCCTCGACCTCGAGGGAGGCTGCGACCTCTACGGCGACTCCTTCGAGTTCTCCGTCCTGCGTGCGAGCACGGCGGACGAGGCCATGGCGGCCGTGGACTGGCTTCTCACGCACAAGCACGACCTCCGCACCCTGGTGGTCGACCCGATATCGGTCTTCTGGGATGCGCTCCAAAAGAAGTGGAGCGACGTCTTCCTACAAAGGAACAAGGGCTCGAAGGGCTACAAGTTCGAGTTCTACGACCTACAGCCCAAGGACTGGCTCACCATAAAGGGCGAATTCAAAGAGTTCGTGCGCAAGCTGATCGCGCTGGATATGAACGTCCTGGTCACCGCCCGCGAGAAGACCCAGTACGCGGACGGGGCCTACATGAAGGCGATCGGCGAAACCTTCGACGGCGAGAAGTCCCTGCCGTACCTCTTCGACGTGATCATCCGCATGTACGTCGACGAGAAAGGCCGCCACATGTGCGCCTGCCTGAAGGACAGAACGAACAAGCTGCCCAAGGAGCCTTTCGAGGCCAAGTTCGCGACCTTCGAGGCGCTCCTGGGCAAGCAGGCGTTGACCCGGAAGGCGAAGCCTATGACCCTGGCGAGTCAGGAGCAGAAGGACCGCATCGGGACTCTCATCGCTCAGGTCGGCGTGACGCCCGAGCAGGTGTCGCGCCGCCTGGCGGCCTACGAGGCCGAGACCATCGACGATCTCACGGCGGAGAACGCCGCGATCATCATCCAGAAACTGGAAGCAGCGGCTTCCAAGAAGGCCTAAGGGCCGATCAGGAGGAATACAAGCATGCCGAGAATCGACTTCTCGAAGGTGGACGACGTCCAGGACTTCTCGCCGATACCGGAGGGCAAGTACCTGTGCAAGCTGGCGGACATCGAAGAGGCGAGCACGAACGCGGGCGACGAGATGTGGAAGCTGCGCTTCCAGGTGGCCGAGGGTCCGCACGCCGGCCGGATGGTGTTCGACAACCTGGTCTTCTCGTCCGCGGCCATGAAGCGGGTCAAGCTCGTATGCTCGCGCATGGGTCTCGACGTCTCGGGCGAGCTGGACCTCACGCCGGAGAGGCTTAGGGGCCGCACATGCCTGCTCACGGTGCAGACCGAGGAGTACGAGGACTCCGAGGGCAGGCGAAAGAAGCGCAGTGTCATTCCTTTCGCCGGCTACGAAAGGGCCTCCGGCGATGGCCCCCCTGCGGCCGCCGCGCCCTCCACGGATGAGGAGGAGCCGGCGTTCTGACGCCGCGCCCGCAGGAGCGACCATGTCCGCCCGCGAGTACCAGGCATCCGTCTCAGGCGTACTCGCCGAGATCAGGTTCCACAAGGAACACTACCTGATCGGCCGGCTGGCCGACGGGACCGCGGTCAAGGGCGGCATGGTCGCTCCGCAGCTCGGCCTCGAGTACAGCTTCCAGGGCAGGTGGGTCCGCCACCCGCGATGGGGCGACACCTTCGTGTTCTCCAGCTACACGCGGGCCTATCCCAAAAGCCTGCCCGCCATCCGGAGCTATCTCGAGCAGAACGCCAGGTGGGTGGGTCCCGAGACGTCGCAAAGGATCGTCTCGGCCTACGGCGAGAAGGCCCTGGACGTACTCAAGGCCGAGCCCGAGCGCGTGGCCCGGGAGATCCCGGGCATCACCCCGGCCCGGGCACTGGAGATATCGGCCATGCTCAAGGCCGCCCAGGGGCATGAGGAGCTCGAAATAGCTCTCAACGAGCTGTTCGAGGGCCTCGCGGTCTCCGCCCGGGTCCGCCATCGCATCCTCGACATCTGGGGTCCGGACGCCCCGGCCAGGATCAAGCAGGACCCATACCAGCTCATTGAGGCCGTGGGCGGCGTTGGCTTCCTGACTGCGGACAAAATCGCGCGGCGCGTCGGCTTCGAGCCCGAGGGCCACCCCCGTATCCGGGCCGGGGTCCTGCACGCGCTCAACGAGGCGGCCTGGGGGCCCGGGCATACCTTCCTGCCCAAGGACGTCCTCCTGCGCCTGGCCAGAGAGCTGCTGGCCGTGGACATCGGAAAGATCGAAGCCGCGCTGCCAAAGCTGGCCGCGGAAGGAGTCGTGGTGACGGACGGGAACGCGGTCTATCTCCAGGCGCTTTACCGGGATGAGAAGACCGTGGCGCACCTATTGAAGCAGTTGCAGGACCACGGCGGGTCCACCGCCGCTCAAGATCAATCCCAATCAAATGGAGGCAATCGTACATGAAAGCAGCGACAGTGCAGGGCAACGGGAGCAGGACCGCGGCGGAGTCGGCGAAGCCGGTCCCGGCGCAGGGGCAGGGGGTGGTCGTGACGATCAAAGCCCCGAACTTCAGAACAGTTCAGTTTAAGGTGATCGGGACGGCACCGCTCGTGGTCCATAAGTTCGCGACGAAAGCGCGGTTGGCCATCATGCAGACGCAATCACAAGGGGGCCAAGCCAAGAGCAAGAAGAACCGGGAGGCCAAGGACTTCGACGCCGTGTACAACGAAGCCCGCCATCTCTCGCGTGAGGGATGGGACGGAGTTCCGGCAAATGCGTTCAGGGCCGCAATGGTGTCGGCCTGCAAGATTTCCGGGTTCGTCATGACGAGGGCGAAACTGGCCATCTTCGTTGAGGCCGATGGTTTCGACAAGGACGAGGGGACGCCGCTCGTGCGGATACACGGCACTCCGCGGAAGCACGAGGGGTACGCCCGCAACGACAACGGTTCCGTGGACATCCGGGTCAGGCCGATGTGGGAAAGCTGGCACGCCTTGGTGCGAGTGCGGTTCGACGCGGACATGTTGTCCGTGCAGGACATCAGCAACCTTCTCGCAAGGGCTGGGCAACAGGTCGGCGTTGCCGAAGGAAGGCCGGACAGTAAGAACTCCTGTGGTATGGGCTGGGGCACGTTCGCAATCGAGAACAAGCCGTAGAAGGATAAGGCAGGCGTGGCCGGGCCCGGCATGTCTGGGTGAGGTCAGGCTGGGCGAGGCAGGCAAGGCGCGGTAAGGTGAGGCGCGGCGCGGTGAGGACTGGCGGGGCACGGCAGGCATGGAATGGTAGGAGGGCAAGCAATGAGCGTGCAGGGGGAGCTGGAGCGGATCAGGAAACGCAACGGCGGCCTGTTGCGGCCGGAGGACGTGGTCCGGGCGGCAAGGCCGAAGAGTTCGCCTTTGCATGACAGGTTCGACTGGGACGATGGAACCGCCGCCCACAGTTGGCGGGTGGAGCAGGCGCGGCATCTCATCCGAGTATTCGTCCAGGTCGTCGATGCCGGCGGATGCAATGCCGAGTCGCGGATGTTCGTCGCGTTGAGCGCCGACAAGTCGGGCGGCGGCGGATATCGCATCCTGACCGACGTGCTCGGCGACGACACGCTGCGGGAGGCGCTGCTGCGGGACGCCTTCGAGGATATGCGCAGGTTCACGCAGAAATATGCCGCGCTGAAGGAACTGGCCGACGTGTTCATGGCGATGAACACGGCACAGCGCAGGCAGGCCGGCAAGGCTCTCGCGGCACGATGATCATGGCTGTCATGGCAAGGTCAGGACAGGCATGGCCTGGCCTGGCAAGGCGAGGCGGGGCAGGCATGGAATGGCAAGGCCGGGCCAGGTAAGGTGAGGCGGGGCAGGGCAGGCACGGCGTGGCGCGGTTAGGCAAGGATGGGCCAGACATGGTGAGGTAAGGCAGGCGGGGCCAGGCAAGGCGTGACTAGGCGTGGCGGGGTGCGGCGCGGTCTGGCACGGCATGGCAGGCGTGGCATGGCAAGGCGAGGCCCGGCTCGGCATGGCACAGCTGGGCATGGCAGGGCAGTACGGGCGGGTGTGTCCATAGGAGCGCCCGCCCCAATTTGAGGTTGGAGGATATCCCATGAACCTGTTTCCGGACCAGCAGCGGGCGCTTGAACTGGCCCGCAAGAACCCGCTCTTCGTACTCACGGGAAGCGCGGGGACGGGGAAGTCCACAGTCGTGCGCGCCATCATCGAGGACCTCGCCAAGCCCGGCGTGCGCGTGGCCATCGCAGCGCCGAGCGGAAAGGCGGCGAAACGGATCGCCGAGATCACCGGCAGGCCAGCGACGACTATCCATCGTTTGTTGGAGCCGCAGAAGACGGCTGACGGCTTCGCCTTCACTCGAGGCCCGAGCAATCCCATCGATGTCGATCTGCTCGTCGTGGACGAAGCGTCCATGATCGACATCACCTTGATGGCGCGGCTCATCGAAGCGATCCCGCCCGGGGCACGGCTCCTGCTGGTCGGCGATCCGTACCAACTCCCATCGGTCGGGCCCGGCGGCCTGCTGAAGGATATCCTCGACTCAAAAGCAGTCGCTTCCACCGAGCTCACGGTGGTCAAGCGACAGGACAAAGGCCTCCTCCTGTCGAACTGCCACCGGATTCGGCTGGGGCAGGACATAGAGACTCGGGAGGACGCGCCCGATTTTACATTCATCCCCCTGCGCGACGAGGCCGATATCCAGGCCAAGATTATCGACCTGGTCTCCCGGGAATTGCCTCGCACCAGGAACCTGGACCCCATGCGCGACATCCAGGTGCTCGCCCCCCTGCGCGAGCGGACCGCGCTCTCCTGCCGGGCACTGAACGAGAGACTCCAGCGAGCGCTCAACCCCAACCCCCCTCTCGAAAACGTCTCGTTTCGCCTCGGGGACAGGGTCATCCAGCTGAAAAATGATTACGACCACGCGATTTTCAACGGCGACCTCGGCCGGGTCACGCGAATCAGCCGCGAAGACAGGAGAATCGACGTCCTTTTCGAGTGCCCGGATCGTCCCGTGGAACTCGACCTCTTCAACAATGATCTGGCGCTCGCCTACTGCCTGACGATTCACAAATCCCAGGGCTCTGAATGGAATGTGGTCGTCATCCCGGTCCACCGCGCCTTCGGCCCGATGATGCTGACGCGGAACCTGTTCTACACGGGCCTGACCCGGGCAAAGCGTCTGTGCATCCTGGTCGGCCACCGCGACGAGATCCCGCGCATCGTGCGTCGACAGGGCAGCCTGAGGAGGTACACGGGACTGGCAGGATTTCTCAATGGCAAAGGGAGGTAGCGAGGATTTCGTCATCGCCGTAGACACGCGTGAGCAGCGTCCTTACAGCTTTCCGCACTGCGAATTGAAGGCTCTGGCCGCAGGCGACTATTCGCTGGTCAACTACGAGACCCGGATCGCAATCGAGCGGAAATCAAAGGCCGACTGCTATTCGTCTCTTGGCCGCGGCCGCGCGCGCTTCAAGCGCGAGGTGGAGCGGCTTGCGCGCCTCGAGTACGCGGCCATCGTCATCGAGTGCTCGCTCGACGACTTCCTCACGCCGCCGCCCTTCTCGCAGATGAGCCCGAAGGCGGCGATCAACACGCTGGTGGGCTGGTCGGTCAAGTACCGCATCTGCGTGTTCTTCGCCGGCAGCCGGCGACACGGCAGGACGTTGACCTACCGACTGCTTGAGAAGTTCCACCGTTACGACAAGGAGAGATCGCTTGGACGACCATAAGCAGGAGTGGAAGGACTACAAACGGGCGGTCCTCGATAGGGTCCATGACTTCTCGGGACTGTTTGAAGACATCAAGCGACAGAAGCCAGCCTCGGATGGCTGGATCTCGGGATGCTGCCCCTTTCATGATGATAAGAATCCGTCCTTCGCCTTCAACCGCCAGACCGGGAAGTGGGCCTGCTTCGCGGGCTGCGGCAAGGGCGGCCCGTTCGACTTCATCATGCAGACCACGGGCTGGTCATTCAAGGACGCCCTGTTCAGCCTGGGCGACAAGGCGGGCGTGCCCAGGCCGGGGTCCAACGACGCGGGGCGGGACCGGATAGAGGAGGACTGGGTCCGGCAGCTGGCCTCGGCGCTAGAGGCGAACGACAAGGTCAGGAAGTACCTCCGCGAGAAGCGCGGCCTGGCCGACGAAACCATCTGCAAGTACCAGCTCGGCTGGGACGCGCACCGCAAGCGCATCGCCATCCCCGTGCGCGACGAGAAAGGCCGCCTGGTCAACGTCCGCTTCTACGGTCATGCCAGAACGCCCAAGATGCTCAACCTGCGAGGCTATGGCAACACGCCGCGGCTTTACGGAGCCGAGGAGCTTGCCGCCTACGAGGGCAAGGAGATCATCCTCTGCGAGGGCGAGTTCGACCGGCTCATCCTGCAGCAGAACGGCTTCACGGCGGTCACCTCCACGCACGGCTGCGCGTCCTTCCGCGGCGAGTGGCTCGCCCTTTTCGAGGGCAAGGACGTGGTCGTGGGCTACGACGCGGACGGCGAGGGCCAGGCCGCGGTCCAGGGCGTCGTCCTGCCCGCGCTGCGGGACTCGAAGGCCGCCTCCATCAAGAACCTGGTGCTGCCGCTCGAGGGCACCAAGGCCGACAAGGATTTCACCGACTTTTTCGTGAAGCCGCGCTCCATGAACGGCAGCCTGTTCGAGAAGCGCTGCTTCACGGCCGAGGATCTGCGCAAGCTCATCGACGACGCCCGGCCGGCGGACCTGGGCGGCATCGCGTCCAAGACGGAACCCGGCGGTCGCAAGGCGGCGGACCTCCTGCTGGTCATCAAGGCCATCCGCGAGTCCGAGGGCCTCGGCTCCCACCAGAAGTTCACCAACATCGGCGAGGCCCTCGCCCTCCACCTGGGCGGGCAGGGCGCGTTCTTCTACGACCCCAGGGCGTCCGCCGAGTACCTCTGCCTCGGCGGCCATGTCTACACGATCGGCAACAACCGCACCTTCAACGCCCTCCTGCAGCGGCTCGGCCGCATGAACGTCACGACGGCGGAGGGCCGCTTCGTCTGGGAGTTCCTGCGCAACCACGCCCGCGACGCCGGCCGCCCCGTGCGCTCCGTGGGCTGGGTCCACGCGGACGCCGACAGGTCCGCGGTGTTCGTCCACACCCACAACGAGCGGGGCGAGATCCTCAAGATATCGCCCGGCTCGGTCGCGCTCGTCCCCAACGGCCAGAACGAGGACGGCGTCATGCTCGCGCCGAGCGACCGGGTCCGGCCCTTTCGATACCTGGCAAAGGCCGACCGCGGCCCGGCCTGGGTAAACTTTAAACGGCTCCTGCACGACGCCTTCCCCTGCGCGCCGGCGGACAAGGCGATCCTTGCCTCGATCATACCCCTCGTCTTCCTCAAGGACCTCTGCCCCGCCCGCCCACTCATACGCCTGAGCGGGTCGTCCGAGTCGGGCAAGACGACCGCGGGCAAGCTCGTCGGCTATGCGGTCTACGGCGAGGACATCGCCAAGACCGGCACCATCGCCAGCTTCTACACGGACGCATCGCGCAACCCGCTGGCCATGCTCGACAACCTGGAGGTCCCCAACATCAAGGGCGAGCTGCTCGACTTCCTGCTGACCGGCGCGACCGGCATCGTGCACGAGAAGAAGAAGCTCTACACGGACCAGGACATCGTGCGCGAGAAGGCCGAGGCGTTCATCCTGACGACCGGCATCGAGTCCCTGGGCAAGCCGGAGCTCCTCTCCCGCCAGTGGGACCTGGCCTGCGGCGAGGCGTTCCACTCGGAGGGGTTCTCCCACCTCGGATGCAGGAACGAGATATTCAAGCGCCGCGACGAGCTCCTCTCGGCCGTTTTTGACCTGCTCGCCCACGAGATACTGCCCCGCCTCGAGGACCGGCACAAGGTCGAGGCCATGCTCAGGCGGGACTACGGCGGCCACCCGAAGGAGCGCACCTTCGAGTGCCTCGCCCTCGCCTTCCTCATATGGGACGCCCTCGAGGGCAAGCTCGGCCTCGAGCGCGAGCTATGGGCGCTCTGGCTCGGCGAGCAGCGCTCCGAGTCCGAGGAGACGTCGGCCGAGACCAACATCGTCCTGCAATTCCTGAACCTCTTCGCGGGCGCGGCGCGCGCGCTCAAGGCCGCCTCGGGCGACAGGACCAGGGCCGACTTCATGGAGCAGTTCCAGCTGCTGCCTGCGGACGGCGAACCCGGCGTCTGCTTCGACGCGGGCGCGGGGCAGCTGCTGCACGTCTTCACCGCGCTGGCCAAGCAGCACGGCTACCCCCGCCCGTTCGAGAACGCCAGGCAGCTCATGGCGCGGGTCAAGGAGGCCCTGGCGGTCATCCGGGCGTCCGGCTGGGCGGTCGAGTTCAAGGTCAGGACCGTCAACGGGCAGCGGGTCCACCGGTTCAGGCTGGCGGATGACGGGGATCGGCAGGTCGCGTTGCCGGGGGTCGGGGCATGAAACCGCGTTCCGGCGGGTGCATTGGTGCATTCGGTCTTGGAGGAATGCACCTTGTAATGCACCCGAAAATGTACCGGCAGGATAAGCGATTTTCCCAATCGGGTGCATTGGTGCATCAGGTTTATATATGTATTTGTTTAGAAAAGATAATAGATATATCCGGGGGTACGGGGGAGATCAAGGGGGTACATAAACACACAGGTACACCCCGTTTTGTGATGCACCAATGCACTTTCGGCAAAAAAGCCTTATGCCGGAAGGCTTTTCCGGGTGCATTAGGGATGCACCCCGATGCACCACCAGCTCAGGGGAATGCACCCGACCGATTTGGAGGCGGGAACCCGTCATGGGCAGCCTGAACGACCGCCTGGCCGCCCCCTCCCCTGCCCCCCGGCCCGCGTCTGCGCCGGTCCACGCCGCCGCCCACCCCGCCGGATCGCCCGAGGACTACAGATGGGCCGTCATCGAGCCCGCCTATGCCCCGAGCGAGGCAGTCCTCCTGGTCATCGACCCCGCCTGCCTGGCCGAGGCTCGCGCGGAGAACCCCGGGCTCGTGACGTACTTGATGTCCGAGGCCGAGCTGCTCTCGCCCTTCAAGAACGACCACGAGTTCATGCGGGGAGTCCACCGGATCAAGAAAATCCTGGGCGGCTGGGTCCGTCAGGCCACCCGGCCGGAGGCCGGACAGTTTAAACCGTCCATAGACGCGACCGGTATGCGCGAGGTACAAAAATGAGTGGCGCATACGCGAGGCGCGTGTGCAGGCTCTGCCGCAAGGGATTCATGCCGGCGTTCCCGAACCAGCGGGTCTGCAAGCCATGCAGGGCCGAATGGAGGCGGGCCTACAAGCGGCGCTACGAGCGCAGGCAGCGGCGGGAGCTCAAGCGCGACTTCGCATCCGTACCGGAGGGACAGGACTGAGCGTATGGCAGGAGCCAAGCAGAGAAAGGGCACCAGCGCGCGGCGCTACCCGCGCGAGGTCATCATCAGCGCCATCGAGAAGGTCAACGACGGCGCGACGATGGCGTCCGTCGCCGCCGAGATTGGGACGCGCAGCAACGTGGTCAAGTACTGGATCGACCACGCCGACAACTACCTCGGCCCGCAGGGCAAGCGCGCGCTCATGCCCGAGAACGGGCTCACCGCGTACACAAGCCAGCGGTTCCACCGCGAGGGCTGGGGCGTGGTCTCAGCCGCGCTGCGGGAGGCCCGGCGCAAGCTCAAGGGCTCCAGCATGGAGCAGATCACCCACTTCGTCGAAATGCTCGTCGAGAAGCTCGGACGGTACGGGCGGCTCGACCTGCGGACCAACCGCGGCATCGGGGTGCCGCCCATCGTCGAGGAGCAGAAGAAGGCGATCAAGGAGATCGAGATCATGATCGCGAGGTTCAGCCAGAAGAAGATGGATGAGTCCGCTCCGGCGAGCCAGCGCGAATGCCCGCCGGTCGCTGAGCCTGCGGGGCGGTCCGGGCCCGAGGCCGCCGACGAGCCCGCGGCGGATTCCGTCGAGGATTCGCGCAATGAATAGCCCGTCAGCCGGACATAATGCCTCATTATGTCCAGTGAATCCCCCGTCGGAGAATCGCCCTTTTATGGGCGCTCCGGTTTTGCGTAAAAATCCGGGCCTCAAACGCGCACACTCCTGTCAGCGTCGTTTTATGAACGCCTTTTTAGGTTTTCGTTCAAAATTTTTCATTCAAAAATCCTCGTCGGCCACGATCCGGCCCCGATTTCCGAATTCTTTTGAATTTCCGCTGAAAAGGAGGCGTTTCCCATGAGGACGCACGAGGAACGATTGGCCGAGTGCTTCTACCTGGGCTGGCAGACCCTGGGCTACAACAAGTTCACCGAGCTGCACCTCGGCTGGTTCGACGATCTGCTGCGCTACAAGCGCCTGCTCTTGATCGCCCCGCCCGGGCATCTCAAGTCCACCTGCTGCACGATCACCTACCCCCTGTTCCGCCTGACGGAGGACAGGAACCTCCGGATCATGATCGTCAACGAGATACTCGACAACGCCAAGGGCTTCCTGGGGGCCATCAAGACCCACATCCGGGACACCGAGGCGTTCCGCGAGCGCTACGGCGACTGGCATATCGACGCCGAGAAGTGGTCGGACGAGAAGATCCAGCTGTCGCGCTCGGAGGTCCTCAAGGAGCCCACGATCCAGGGCGTGGGCGTCATGGGCACGCTCGTCTCGCAGCACCCGAGCCTCATCATCGTGGACGACCCCTGCTCCAACCGCAACACGCAGACGGCCTCCCAGCGCCGCAAGGTCTGGGACTGGTTCCGGCGCGACCTCGTGCCCCGCCTGACCGGCGACGGCCAGATCGTGGTCATATCCACGCGCTGGCACCGCGACGACCTGGCGGGGATGATCAAGCGGGACCCGGGTTACTCGGACTGGAAGATCATTGAGATGGCTGCCGACTGGAAGGACGACAAGGGCGGGACGCAGGTGCTCTTTCCGGAGGAGTTCAACCCGGAGAAGCTGCGCGGCATCCGTGCCCAGCTGGGCACGGCCAACTACCAGTGCATCTACCGCAGCGCGCCCGAGACGGTCGAGGGCACCGACTTCAAGGCGGCGTGGCTCGATTCCGGCCGCTACGACAAGCTGCCCGAGGCCCTGGACATCTTCGCGGGCATCGACCTGGCCATCGGAACGGACAGCCGGCGCAACTCGTGCTTCGCATACATCGTGATCGGCGTGGACGTCAAGAACAGGGGCGACGTGTACGTGATGGACGGGCTCAAGGCACAGCTGCCTTTCACCGAGCAGCTCAAGGCGGCCAAGCGGATACACCACATCCACCACCCGCGTATCATCGTGCCCGAGGGGAACGGCTTCCAGGCGGCGTTCACTCAGACCCTGCGCAGCGACAAGGAGACCCGGGACCTGCCGCTGCGGCCGCACACTTCGCAGGGAGACAAGCACGCGCGGCTCAGGGGCCTCGCGCCGCGGTTCGAGCTCGGGGCCATCCGGCTCCCACGCAGCGACGCGGCCTGGGTGGAGCAGCTCGAGGAGGAGATCCTCGGCTTCCCGGACGGCACGCTAGACCTCATGGACGCCCTGAACCTGGCCTTGGAAGGGGTCAACATGCAGCGGGTCGAGCCCAGGATCATACTGGCCGGGGACGACGCGGCGTGAGGGCTCCATGGGACTGAGCGAGCGGCTTTCCAGGGCGCGATCGGCGATAGTGAAGGCCTTCGGCTCGGGCGGCGGGGAGGACGCGCCGCGTGCCGGGGAGCGCACGCTGCACCATGTCGAGGGTGCCGTCGACGAGGAGGCCCGCATCGCCAAGATGTTGTTCGCGGCCTTCCGGGACCAGGTCGTAAAGCAGGGCAAGGCGGTCCAGCGCCAGGCCGTGTTCTCGGGCAAGCAGGGCCTCTACCCGCCCATCGACTTCAACATCTTCGACCAGATGCACGAGCAGACCTCCTGGGTCCGCGCCGTGGTCGGGGTCATCACCAAGGCGGTCACGGCCAAGGGGTGGGCCCTGCGGCCGCTCAGGCCCGACGCTGACCCGGCGCGCGCGGACGAGCTCAAGGCGTTCTTCTCCAACCCCAACCCGCAGGACACCCTGGTGGAGATACTGGACGACATCACGCGCGACTGCTTCGTGTTCGGCAATGCGTTCACCGAGGTGGTCTACGGCGCGCAGGGGCGGCCCCGGGAGTTATGGACCCTGGACGCGCCCACCCTCCGCCTGCGGGTGGACGAGCACGGCCTCATCCTCGGCTACATCCAGGCGCAGATCGGCCAACAGGAGATCGGGTTCGAGCCCAGGGAGGTCATGCACTTCAAGCTCGGGACCAAGGGGGCGTCCCTGTTCGGGCTATCGCCCTTGGCGTCGCTCATCCTGCCGGTCACCGTGGACAAATTCGCCCAGGTCTACAACCGCGCGTTCTTCCTCAACGGGGCGAAGGTCAGGGGCGCGTTCATCATGAAGGACTCGACCCCGGAGCAGGTGGAGCGCAACCGGGAATACCTCAAGGAGCGCGCCAAGGACCTCGACCTGGCCCACTCGGACCTCATCTTGGAGGGCGCGGTCGAGGTCAAGCAGGTCGGGACTACGCAGAAGGACATGGAGTTCCTGAGCCTGCGCGAGTTCACCCGCAACGAGATACTGGCCGTCTACGGCGTACCGCCCGCCATGGTGAGCATCATCGAGACGGGCAACATCGGCGCGGGGACCGGCGAGACGCAGCGGCAGAACTTCTACGAGGAGACCATCGCGCCGTTCCAGTACCGGGTGGCGGAGAAGATCACCAAGCAGGTCATACGCGGCGGGTTCGGCTACGACGACTGGGCGTTCGAGTTCAACCGACGCACGATAGACGAGAAGGAGCAGGCGGAGATCCTGAACATCTACCTGCAGGCCGGGGTCCTCAAGCCCGAGGAGGTGCGGCCTATCGTGCTCTCGCGCCTGCCGGAGATCCGCAAGGCCATGGGCGCAAGGGAAACCTCCGAGGAGATGGTCAAAGCCCTCCGAGGCGCGGCCGAGACCATCACCGACGCCACGCGGGCGGTCATCCAGCTGGAGAACCGGTTCCTGGAGAGCCTGCGTGGGCACTTCGGAAAACTCGCCCAGGCCATGGAGGCGAGGTTGCCGAGCATCAAGGCCTCAGCGGTGAGGTCGGCGGTAGAGACGGCCAAGGCCGGATTCCAAGAAGCGCCGATCGCGCACGGCATCCTGCGCTTCATCGGATGGACGCGGCCCGAGGCGCTCAAGGCCGTGCCCGAACTGGAGGCCCTGCTGGAAGTCGTGGACGCCGGCGAGATCGCCAGGATCATCCAGCGATTCTCGCTCGAGGCGGCGCGCAAAGGGCTGGGCGTCTCGGCTAGGCGCTCAAAGGTGGAGGAGCCCGACGACATCAGCCGGGAGCTCGAGGAGGCGGTAAAGAAGAACGCCGTGGTGGTCGCCGCCAACGTCTCGGAGTCCATCAAGTCTTCCATCCGCAGGGAGCTGGTGGCGGGCATCGAGGCCAACGAGACCATTCCGCAGCTCCAGGACAGGATCGCGGCCAAGCTGGAGAGCTTCGTCACGGTGCAGGTCAAGGGCGCGACGGACGCTGCCGGGAACGTCATCCAGTCTCCATACGAGAGGGCGATCTCCAACGCGGACGCGGCCGAGATCATCGCCAGGACCGAGGCGAACCGGGCCTACAACCTCGGGACCCTGGATGCACTGGAGCAAAATGACGTGCAGGAGGTTACGTTCCTCCTGGCCTCGGATGCCTGCCCGGTCTGCCGCGAGATCGCGCAGAGCGCTCCGGGCTCAAAGGTTGGCCGGAAGTTCTCAATCGAAGAAGCACGCAACACGGTCCCGATCCATCCGAACTGCCGATGCACGTGGATAGTGGAGGGCGCATGAAAGACCTGCTCGAGAAGATCGACATGACTGATTTCGACAATCTGATCCTCAAGAACCCGGCAGAGCTGGATGACCAGGAGCTTCTCTCCCTGGACTACCTGCTCCACCGGGCGTGGCAGTTCCTGGCAGCCGAGCATAAGGTTCGATTCCACGGGAAGGAGTGGTCGGCAGAAGACCTGCAGGCTCTCCACGACCGGGTGAATGCCGAGATGGTCCGGCGCGGATTCAACCACCTCATCGAAGATGAGCTGGCGCAGAAACCCGCGGTTGAGAGCGCAGAGACGGGCTCAGATGCAGATGTAGAGAAGGGCGTCCGCCAAGCTTTCGGCTCTTACGGGGGCAAGCGCGCCCTCGCACACAGAATCGCGGCCTATATCCCCCACCACCGGACTTATGTCGAGCCATTCGCCGGCGGCGCGGCCGTCCTCTATGCCAAGGACCCCTCCCCCCAGGAGATCCTCAACGACCGCGACGCCGAGATCGCGTTCATGCATCGTTTCATCCGGGACCACGGATCGGAGGACAGGGCCGCTCTGGCCAAGCGAGAATGGACGATCCGCAAGGGCACCCACGAGCGGCTCAAGGCCCTGAAGCCCGAGTCCGACCGCGACCGCTTCTACAAGGCCTTCTACCTGACCAGATCGTCCTACGGCAAGATGCGCGGCGGCTCATTCAACCCGGCCAACGAGGGCGTTCAGATCGACTTCCCGGCCAATGTCGAGCGGGCGCAGGCCCGACTGCGCAACGTTGATGTCTCGAACAAGAACTACCTGGACGTCCTCAAGGAGCATGACGGCCCGGAGACCTTCTTCTACATCGACCCACCCTATCCCGGCGAATTCAACCTGTTCGACTTCGGATTCAAGGAGGAGCAGTTCATCCGGGCGCTCAAAAGCCTCAAGGCGAAGTGGATCGTTTCCTACACGGCCAAGCGGGCGGAGGTATTCAAGGGCTTCAATGTCTATCGGGTAAAGCGCCGCAACCAGATGAAAGGCCCGGGCGGCAACCAGGAGTGGGTGACGGAGCTGCTGGTCTCAAATTTCCCGTTGAAGCCCCTGCACCTCTACATTGAGAAGGACATCGGCCCGGCCCCGGCAGGCATGGAGGAGGCCGCACCGGAACTGCTCCCCCACCTGGAGGACGACGCCGAGATCGAGAAGGTCCGCGCCGCCTTCAAGAGCCCGGGCGGCAAGTACCGGCTCTACAAAAAGATCATCCGCCTCATTCCCGAGCACAAGAGCTACGTGGAGACCTTCGCGGGCGGGGCGCAAGTACTCTTCCACAAGAAACGCTCCGATCTCGAGGCCATCAACGACGTGAACGCCGACCTGATCGACGCCTACCGGTTCATCAAGAGCATGAAGACCGATGACTGGGACTGGCTCAAGAAGCAGAGCTGGATCATCAGCCGCGCCCACGCCAAGCGACTCTTCGAAATGACCCCGAGAACGCCGCGGGAACGCTTCTACCGCTTCGCCTACCTCAACAAGGCGTCATACTGGGGCCGCACCGACATCTGGGAGGGCATGCGGCCCAATGGTTCCACCGGCCTTGGCGCTCGAATCCGCCTGGCCGAACGACTGCCGGAGATCCAGGAACGGCTCAAAGGCGTGCGGCTGCACTCATGGGACTGGAAGGATGTAGTCAAGGAGTACGACGGCCCTGGCGCGTTCTTCTACTTGGACCCGCCCTACCCCCTGCACTGGCCCAAGGAGAAGGGGAAGTTCGGGCACAAGTTCTTCCGCGAGGAGGACATGCTGCCGGTGCTCAAGAACATCAAAGGCCGCTTCCTGCTCAGCTACGAGCTCGAGAAGGCGGGGCTGTTCAAGGGATTCAAAACCTACCGGATCAAGACCCTGCACACGGGATCGCACCAGCTTGGCGGGGCGAGGAAGGAATATGAGTTGCTCGTGGCAAACTATGGACTTAAGCCCACGTCACTCTACGTCGAGACATAGGAGAGCCATCAAGCTTCACACTATTCGGGGATACCATATTTCTTTCGGATAGACTTCGTGACAAAGACCGCTTCAAAAACGACGCCGTTGATATCGGGCTTGTCTTTGAAACAGAGGACCGTGCTATTTGCCCTCGGCTTGGAGATAAGAAAGGTCTGCCCACCATACGTCGTCGTCTGTGCGCTACCATGGGCGTAGTTTCCATAGCTATAGGCACTTCCTGTTGTCTGGGATGTTGATGGCGTGGTGTAGGTGCTAAAGCTCGAACCCTTCGCGGAATCGACGACCACGAAGTAGCCGAACCCGTGCTGTGTCGCGATTTCGGCTGCCCGAAGGAGCGCGAAGTCAGAAGCGCGCTCGTCGCTAGTGTAGCCATTGCCCCGGAAAGAAACCCGAAAGATGTTCTCTCCGAGCTGCGTTTCAGAATACCCCCCCCGAGAAACCGACCCGCTGGTAAGCAGTCGCGCATCCCAACAGAAAAGCGGTAACTCCCACAGTCGTCAGAGCTATCGCCCTCATCTATCAAGATCCTCCCATGAATCGACGCCCACCATCACGAATGGCTACTCGAATACGACTTGCTCATTGAAAAGCTCCAGCTTCAGGTTCTCGTCGGAAACGCTCATCAACTTGTCGTATGGTTCGCCTTCGCTAAACTGATTATCTTCCCACACGAAGGGAGCATCTTCGACCGCACCGGGTGCGATATCTGACACATTGGACGACAGCTGGACTTCCAGAAGCTCTTCGCCAAAAGCATTCTTAGCGACAAGAAGCGCCTTCCACGCGGTGATTCTCTTCTGACCCTTGTTCTCGACCTTCAGCGTGAGGCTGACAGCATTGCTATAGTTGTACTTCGTAGGCTCCTTCGCAAATCCAACGAGCTTCAGAATTTCCGCTCGCTTCCTTTTCGCTTGTACTGACGCGCTCCGAGCTGGCCTCGTGGCTTTGCGAGATGTCTCCACCTTCGGGCTCGATACCGTTCCAGAAGAAACTGCGATTTCCTTGGCCTGATCCTGAAATTGCGCAAGCGAATACACCGGGATGTCGTGCTTGAGGAATAACCTCTGGGCCTCCAGCAGCGAGACATTGAACTTAATCATGAAGCTCGTCGCCCCCATCAGTGCCCCAAAGAGACTGCCGTCAGATCGCATCTCTGCTTTCTTCAACTTGACTTTTTGCTCAAGCAGCTCTTGTTCGAGGATTTTGAACCGCGCCTCGTAGTCATCAGGGCGCTTGTAGGGCTTGCCGTCAACCGTATAGCGCAGGCTGATCCCTCGCAACCTCGCCCTTCGCTTCTGATCAAGCATCGCCTTGGTGTGTTTTAGGGCCTGCTCTCTGGCGCTGGCAAAGACCGAAGCTATTCCTCCCATTGCCTTCTTATCGACTATGGCGTCTTCGATTTGCGTTTCAATCTCGGCGATGTCTTTGTCCAAGTCTTCCGTCTTCGGAGCCTTTGCGCATCCAGTTGCGATCAGGCTGAAGAATACCACCCAGGCGAGAGAGCGAAGGCGGGGTCGCATCAGTTCTCCCAGGAGCCCAGCAACTGTCTGACACGATCTGCGGCGGCGCTCGCGCTCTTAAGTATCTCGCCCCTGGACTCAGTCTTCCATCGCCCCGTCTCAAAATCCAGTCGTTTCTGGAATATTCGAATCTCAGTGCGACCGTTGAAGGTTTTGTAGAAGTAAAGGGTGAAGCACCGCTTTCGACGCGGATCTGCGTTGGATTTCCCCAGGGGGCGACCGCCCTTCGTCATGAGCTTACTTTTCATAGAACCCAATCACGCCGCAGCGAGGCGATGGTCTTGTCGGCGCGGGCACTGCGTCCACCGGGAAGGAGCAGGCGGATTGCTCGAACGGGTAGTCCAAGGGTTTTCGCAATGGTGCGCAGTGCACCGCCAACCCTGCCGTCGCTTCGGAGATCGCGATATCGTCGGGGAGTTGAAGCCCTTTCAGGTCTTCGTTTTCGGGTCATGAGCCTGCACCTCCGAAAGAATCCCGGCAAAACGCCCCAGGCGAACGGTATCCTAGCTTTTTTACCCTTAGAGCAGATCGCGCAGCTCCCGCAGACAGAGGCCAGGAAGATCTAGAGCAGCGAGGTCGGCACCTCTGAGGACGTTCATACACTCTTCCGGAGTCGGATTTTCAGAGAATCCGACCACCTTCCTCTTCAACAAGAGCGCCGTTGTACGGGAAAGGCCTAGGGATATGAGATTAAGGGCAACGGGATCGGATGCGCCGCACTCAAGATAGAGGTGGAGCGGGTGGAGCTTCTCCACCAACTCCGGGAAACCAGCGTCTTTCAACGCCACCGCGAGCACATCGTTATAGGCTCTCAAGTGTTTCACATAGCGGTAGCGCAGATCTGTTTCAATTGTCTCCGTGAGCTCCCTGATCGATTTCCCAACGCTTTCGAACTCATCCTTTTGCTTTTGATAGACGATCTTCTCCTCGATCATCCGCTTGAGAGGCGTATCGTGAATCCACCGTGAGGCGACCCACGCATGGTACTTGTAACTCGAATGAGTCACAGCTTCAAGACATCGTTCGACCGCCTGGAAAATCCATTCTATCTGTCGATAGGAGCCCTGCAGGTGAGGCAAAATCGGCATGCATTGCGTAATATCCGGCTGGCTTCTAAGAAATTCGTAGAGGGCCTGCAGGCGCATCGGGAGGATCGTCGCGTTCCTACTGAACACCCCAGTGGGCAGGGTGACTGCGATAGCCTGGCAAGTAGCGACCGTCTGAGTCAACGTGAGGTGATTGGTTTCAGTCCGATACCTCGATTCAAGGATAGATTTCCCGGGCTTGATAAATTCTGAAAACAGCTTCCCCAGCGCCGCGCCTGCCAAATCTCTGGAGTCCCGCGGCGCATCTCCTTTGATGACACGCTGGATCAGCGCGCCACCGTCCTGGAGCGTATTTTCGAACGCTGAAGAAATCTCTTGCAGGCGCTCGCCTTCAAAACTCTTAACTTCCCAGCCACCGGGCCGGAGGCACCAGACGTTACCATGAAACTCCTGCAGGAGACGTCCAGCACGCCCTGCGAGGTTCTGGAAGTCGCCACGTTCCATAGGCCTCTTGCTTCCGCGATGCGGGTTCTCGATAACAATATCTCTCGCCGGGAGATTCACCCCTTGAAGCAAAGTGCTCGTGCAACATATGAAGCGAAGCTTCCCCGCCTCGAACAGGTCTTCGACGCGCGACCGGACGATTGCAGGCATCATGCCATAGTGGAAGGCCACGCGGTGCTTCAGCACCTCAATGAGGGGGTACTCGGCATGGATGTGCTCGGCTAGAAAGTCGATGAACTCCGCGATCTCGCGTTCCAATTCGGTCGGCGCCACATCATCGGCGATTAGTGCAGCGGCGATCCTCTCGGTAAATACCGGCTTGTCGGCATAGATGATCGTGCAACTATCCTTCTGCGTGATGGATTTGGCGAAACCAGCGAGTCGAGTGAACTTGGGGCCATTGAACTGGGAATCGAGCTCCCGTTCGCCAAGGTCCATCCGACCGCCATCGGCAAGGAGTTCGAATCGGGCAGCCTTTGGCTTGTCCTTAACCTCAGACACCAGGATGCAGTTCTGTGAAACGGGCGAGTGCTCCTCGATGAAATGCATACCCCCCTGTGCCCTGCCAAACAGTTCCAGCAGGTACTCTGGATTCTTCGCCAAGGGACTCGCGAAACAGAGTTCGACTGCGGGAAACCGAGCCAGAACCGCATCAATCGCGGACTGCAGCAATATACCACGAGCGTCGTCTTTAATTCCCTGGGCTTCGTCGATGATGAGCGTGGTGATCCAAGGCTCTCCTTCGTCGGAATGGAGCAGGCTCATAAGCCGCTCCTGCGTCAACACATAAACGATCCCGTTCTTTATTGTCTCCCGTTTTGCCGGAAGAGGGACACACCGAACGGCGACATCCCTCATGTCCGCACCATGGAGGTCCTTGATGAGCCGCAACATCACCTGCCGTATCAGAGCTCGTGTCGGAACGACGTATACGATGCTCACCGCTGGATCGGCCTTTATGCGTCGGATTATATCCAACGTCAATACGAATGATTTGCCGGCCGAAGTCGGAGCCGACACGCTGACAGAACGGCTCTCGGCCATAGCGTCATAGAGGTCGTGCTGGAAATCCGTCAGGATGCGTGGGCTGCCTTCGACTGAGTTTTCCGCTTCACGGGCGAGAGCTTCAAGGTCCAGAAGCGAGAGACGCTGATCCGCATCTTGCGAGTAGCGTTGCCGCAGCAATTCTCGGCCGGGGAAATTTCCTAGTCGCGCGAGGACATGCTCCACCGCCATGATGAGATCTTGGGATCTCTCCTGCATGCCTTCGACCATCCTGGTCACAATCTCATAGGCGATGGTCCGTTCCTCGGCACCGGAAGAAAAGGCCAGACGTGACGCGGCTGCAATGAGTTTCCGCAAGGTCGCATCCGTCACGGGCGTCACCTGCGCAGCCGCACGGCCAGGGAGATGTCGCTCTACGTCGGCCTTGAGGAGGTCGAGATATGCACCGCGGAGGTCATCAGATAATGGATTCGACATCCGTTAAAGCGCCTTGATAAAGGCGTCGCGGAAATCCTGGACGCTTTTGAACGGCAGGAAGAATATCTCAAAACGCAGGGTCTTGCGTTTGAATCCGTCGAATCGAGCTTGGAGGAGGTCTTTGAACCGCGAGGCTTCCTCCGCGTAACGACGCCGGAACTCTGCGATGATGTCATCCAGCTTCTCGCCCTTGAGCTTCCCGTATTCGTCCCAGTCAAATCCGATTAAGAGGGCGTGGTTCACTCGGCAATCCGGCCCTGGCTTAAGACGATCCAGATAGCCCTCAACAGCCTTTCGGAGCTTTTCGTCAGCCAGCTTGAAGTGGCTGGTGACGAGTCCAAACTCATGATCGCGCATGCCATCCTCATGGAAGTTTTCCATGCTTTTGAACGCATGGTCGAGGGCGTTATAGATGGTCTTCTCCAGTTTTGATTCGCCAAAATAGATGTCCAGCAACTTGTCGGCCTCGTTCCACTTCATGTGGATACCGTCTGATCCGTGGACCTCCATCTTACCGTGCGTTTTGAGTTCGTATTTTGCGACGATCTGTGGTGCTCCCAGCACAGCCTCAAGCAGGAAATAGAGCAGCATTTCCCCCGACTCCCCGCTTTTAGTTTTCTTAGTGAAGAGAGCCCGGGCATCTCGCATCAGCCGCGCGTGCTCATAAGGCTTCTTCGCGCTACCGCGGCGGCGTGCCGAGAAGCAATACTCAACCACATAATTTGCGATGCATTGAGCCAGGTCATCGAACTTTGGAATGCCGTTGGAGTCGAAACGCAGATGGTGGAATCGCATCTCGGCGGCGACCCCGGAGATGGCCAGCTTGTGCTCAATGACATCGAGGCAGGCATCGTATTGCGCCCGGGAAACCTCTACGTGCCCCGACAGCGTTTTGACTAGGGTCTTACTGTCTGTCATGACGTATGCCCAAGAACATAATTTCCCCCCGCCAATACGCCCACATAAAACGCCATATCTGCGCCGATGAAGGGCTTAGGGCAGGACCCTGGCAACCGCCAACGGAAGTACACGCAGTGGATCGTTTATTAGACAACCCAACACGAATGCCATCCAGCCAGCTATTACCAAGGCGGTACCCCGAAGAGTACCGGCTTTGCGGCACATCTTTTTGCTCATAGAACCACCTCCCTTTGGTCGTTTGAAACGACGAGTGAGGCGGTTGCCAAGGCTACCCTGCTCCGCATCGCGTGATGCCCTAAACCCTTCAGCACCAACGTCTTCTCTACCTCGAAGCGACGGACATCGAATCATTATATCACCAAACCCCGTCGAGGGATTCGCAGTTCAAAAGGCAACTATGCTACCCGGACAGTTTAAACCGTCCATAGACAATCTTGGCCCCCTGGCGTTAAATATGATGGAGGCCATGGAATCGTCAGTCATCCCGAAGGACCACGTGCTCAAGCTCTGCGAGCTGCAGGAGCGCGGACGATTCTATGGCGTGATCGAGCTGCACTTCGAGAACGGACGGATCTACCGCGTGCGGAAGCTGCACAACATCCAGCGCGAGGAACTGGAGCGCATGATCAACTCGTAGCATCATCCGCGCGCTATCGAAAGAATCGAGGCGCTGTCACGGAGGGCCGACCTCCTGACAGCGCCCTTTTATTTGCCGGGAGGATATGGAACAGACCGAGGTCGTGGAAAAGACAGTGGCCTTCACCTTCCCTCTCGACGTCCGCAAGAGCGTCGAGCAGGCGGGCGAGTTCCACGTCCTCGGCTACGCGGCCACCACCGACTTCGACAATCAGGGCGACATCCTCGCGCCCGAGGCCCTGGAGGCGGCCGCCCTGGATCTCATCAAGAACTCGACCGTCCTCCTGAACCACGACCTCAAGCTCCCCATCGGTCGGGTCGTGAGCGTCAAGTTTGACAACCGCGGGCTCCTCATAGATGCCCTCATCTCCAGCACGGAGCCCGAGGTCATCCAGAAGATCAAAGAGGGCGTCCTCAACAAGTTCTCCATCCGCGGCCAGGTCCTGGATCGGGAGCGGAAGTTCTCGAAGGAGCAGGATCGGGTCGTGAACATCATCAAGCGCGTCTCCCTGGTCGAGGTATCGCTCGTATCCGTCCCGGCCAACCCCGAGGCGCGCGCCATCGGCTGGTACATCTCCAAGGCCCTCGACGAAGAGGGCTCGGAGGGAGGCGACGACATGAACGACGTGACCGTAGAACCCATTTCCCCGGAGGCCGCGGCGGGAGCGGAAGGCGCAGTACCGGCCCCGGGCGCGCAGCCCGGCGCTCAGCCGGAACCCGGCAAGGCGCAGGGGAGTCCCCAGGACGCGCCCAAGCCGTCCGAGCAGCCCCAGCCGGGACCCGGCGGGCAGGCGGCGCAGCCGGCAGCGGGGACGAAGCCTCCCGAGGCCGGATTGCAGGATGAGGTCAGCAAGGCCCTGACCTCCAGGATGTCTGCCATGCTTGAGCCCGTACTCATGCTCATGGAGAAGCTCTCCGGACAGGTCGGCGAGGAGGCCAAGCCCCTGGCCAAGCAGATCAAGGCCATGCTCCTGACCTTGGCGGGGAAGCCGCCCGCCGCGCAGGGCCCGGCCGAGGCGGCCGCCGTCTCCAAGCAGGACGTCGCGGCCCTGGTGTCGGCCGAGGTGCAGAAGCAGCTCAAGAAGACCCTGGACGAGATCCCGACCCTGCGCAAGGGCCTGGTCTCCCAGGAGGGCGGCGGCCGGGACGAAACCGAGGAGGTCATGAAGGCCTTCGGGAAGCTCGACCCGAGCGACAAGCTCAGGACCCTGCTCAAGCTCGAGCACGGGCGGCAAGGCTAAGGAGGCGAGGGAATATCATGAACGATCTACAGGAACTCAAGAAGGCTCTGGACCTGGCAGGAGCCGGCTCCATCCTCCACCAGCCGGAGATCGACGCCGTGCTGGCCGAGATCATCGAGCGCAACAACCCGCTCCGGCAGAACCTGCCCCGCAAGCCCGGGTCCGGCTCGGCCTATATCTTCAACCGCAGGACGGCCCGGGGAGGGGCGCAGTTCGTCAACGACACCGAGGAGCCCAGCGAACAGCAGAGCACGGTCGATCAGCTCTCCTTCCCCTACCGGAGCATTCTCTACCGCGGGAAGGTGACGCGGCGGCTGCAGAAGCAGGGAAAGTCCCTGCTGGACATCGAGGCCGAAGAGATCGAGTCCGGGCTCCAGTCCGTGCGGGACCGCGAGGAGGAGGCCCTGCTCGTGGGCGACGCGGCCGCCAACCCCAAGCAGTTCTCGGGGCTGCGCAAGCTCGTCCCCGCGGGGCAGACGGTGGAGGCCGGGGCCAACGGCGGCCAGCTCAGCCTCAAGCTGCTGGACGAGGCCATCGACAAGGTCATCGGCAACCCGAACATGCTGCTCATGACCAAGGCGATGCACCGCAAGCTCAACAGCCTGCTGCAGGCCCAGCAGCGGTTCATGGACACCGTCGAGGTCAAGGGCGGCTTCCGCCTTCAGGCCTACCAGAGCATCCCGATCTACCGGACGATCTGGCAGCCGACCAGCGAGGTGCAGGGCACGGCCAACGACACGCAGTCGCTCTACGTGCTCGAGGCCGGGCCCGAGGTCTTCGTCAGCGTGCTGACCGAGATCACGATGGAGCGGCTGGCCAAGACGTCGTCCCAGGGCAGTTCGTTCGACATCTACGAGGACCAGTCCCTGGTCATCAAGAACGAGCTCAAGGCAGCCCGGCTCAAGGGGCTCCAGGCGCCGAACTGATGGCTGAGGAAACCTTCAAGTTGAAGAAGCTGCACCCTCCCTTCGGAACGGCCGAGTCCCCCCTGTGGGAGTTCGGCTATGACGAGGAGGTGCGGGTGGTCGGCGGCCTGTGCGAGGTCAGGTCGCCCGGCCTGCGGGACCGGCTGCTCAAGATGGGCTACGAGCCCGCCACGGAGGACACGCCGCCCCCGGCCGCGCCCAAGGGCAAGTGGAAGCCGAAGCAGGCTGCCAAGCCCGGGTCTGGCGCAAGACCGCAGGGAGGCAAGGACGCGGGATGAGCCATGCCGAGCTTCCCTCTGCCCCACCCGCCAAACTTCCGGGTGTCGGAGTCCAGCCCGGGACAGGTAAAGCTGGACTGGGGCGACTACGCCGCGGAGGAGAAGGAAGGGCACAGGCTGCTCGGGTTCAGGCTGTACCGGTCCGGGACGAAGGATGAGCTGGGGGTGCGGCTGGCGGATGAACGGGTTCTGGGGCCCGGGGTGTTCCAGTTCATCGACACCACCCCAGGGGCCGGGGCGAGCCAGCACTACCTCCTGGTGGCCGTAGAAGAGTCCGGCCTGGGAGCGGCCCCATTCGGGCAGGGCCCGTTCGGCGAGCCGGACTCGACGGGATACGACCTCGCGCCTTTCAGCCGCAGGCCGCACGGCTCTCCGAGGCGGGGTTGGGGCGAGGCAGCGGTGGGGATGGACAGGTTCGGGATATAGGAGCTTCGGATGGCCAGGACGAACACAAGCAAGCTCAAGCTCCCCAAGCACGACGTCGGGGACCTCAACTGGGGCCAAGACTTCAACGAGGGCCTGGACGCCGTGGACGCGCACTGCCAGCGCGAGGTACTGCGTCCCCCCAGGACCCTGGCTGCGGTCCTTGCTTCCGGCGCGGTCGGACCCTATCTGGCCGCCGGGACGACCTACTTCTACAAGGTCACCGCGCTCAACGCCGTGGGCGAGACCACGGAGGGCAGGCTCCCGGTCGTGTTGGAGGCCTCCCTCACCCAGGGCGCAACGCCGGTCCCCGTCCAACTCGAGTGGGAGGCCGTGGAGGGCGCGACCGGCTACCGGGTCTACAAGGGCTCCTCCGGCGGCGCAGAGGAGTTCCTCGCTGAGGTTTCAGGCGGGTCTACGGTCACCTATACGGACACCGGCAACACGGCCGTGACCCCGGGGCAGACCGTCCCCTCGTCCAATACGGCCCGGGAGTCCGTGACCGGCATCCGCAAACTCGGCGAGGCCGCCCCCCTCCGGGGAGACGTGAAGCTTGAAGCCGGGGACAACGTCACCCTCACCCAGGACGGTGCGGCGGGCAAGATCGGCATCTCTGTCCCATCCGCGACCCCCAGCCAGCACGCCCTGGCCGGGTCCGAGCACTCGGCCAGCACAGTCGCGGAGCTGAATACCAAGCTCACGGACGGCCCGGTCCCCAAGTCCAGCGAGGCCGTGCTCCAGTCCCTGGCCGACGCCAAGGGCGACCTGGCGGCCGCGAGCGGCCCGGACGCCTGGTCCCGGCTCCCGGCTGGTGCGGACGGCAAGTTCCTCAAGGCAAACAGCGCGGCCGCGCTCGGGCTCGAATGGGCGGACGCGGGCGGCGGCGCTGCCGGGTACGCCACGGTCGTGGTCGCAGCCCCTACCGGGGTGGCGGTCACGGATACCGCTAATATCCAGGCCGCGATCAATGCTTTGCCCGCGGGCGGCGGCACGGTCGTGCTACGTGAGGGGACCTACGCCCTGAACGCTGCCATCAACCTGCCCTCCGGCAAACCCGTCTGGATTCATGGCCAGGGAAGGGCGACCAGGTTGCAGGGTATCGCAGGTGCGAACTACCACTTCCGCGGGCCCGCCAGCGGCGGCATGCGCGGAATCGTCATTTCGGACCTCATGTCGGACGGCACGAACGCCTCGGCCATCATCCTTTCCATGGAGCCCGGCGCGGGCGCGATCTTCGAGGATATCAAGATCCTTCGCTGCTGGGGCTACAAGACCGCGAGTTGGGTGTATGCCTTCGTGGACAACGGGCGGACGGTTCGCAACGTCGAAGTCGCCCACTGTTCCATTGAGGACGGCTTCCTGTGTTTCATGAATTTCATCGGGACCGGGGTCATCCAACGCGTCATGGTCCATGACAACAAGGTCGTCCACGTGACCGCCGCGTCCTACTACGGCGCGAGCATCTCGCTCTCGGGAACCGCCCACATCATCAAAGGCAACCAGATTGTGTGCAACTCGGGAGAGGTGAACGGGGCCGCGATCCGCAGCGCCGGCGGCGGGATGACGGACACCATCATCGAGAACAACTACGTGAAGTACCAGCAGCTCTTCGCCCACGACGCCGGGCAGGGCTACGTGCGCAAGTGCATCATCAGCGACAACGTCAACGACGCGGACGCCGGGATGGACGCCTCCATCAATCTGGGCAACGCCGAGGCCACGGACACGGTCGTCACCGGCAACCGCTGTACTCGGCCCATCAAGCTCCAGACCGGGGCTCCCAGCGGCGGCAACGTGGTGGACGGCAACGACGCGGTACTACAGGGCGGCCAGGCGAGCGACGACATCGGGCATGTCCCGCAGAACCTGGCGGCCGCCAAGGGAGACATCGTCGCGGCAAGCGCGGCCGGCGCGTGGTCCAAGGTCGCCGCGGGATCGGACGGCCAGATCCTGACGGCTGACGCAGCCTCGGCCGCCGGGGTCAAATGGGCCGCCGCCGGCGGCGCGGGCGGGTATGCCACCGTGGTCGTGGCAGCGCCTACCGGGGTCCCGGCCACCGACCGCGCGAACATCCAGGCCGCGCTCGATTCCATCACGACCAACGGCGGGACCGTCGTCCTGCGCGAGGGGACCTATGTCATCGACCAGCCCCTTACCGCCAAGAAGCGCACCACGGTCAAGGGGCAGGGCGGTCTCGGCCGTGGTTCCTTGTACGGCGGCACCACCATCAACGCGCAGGCGCAGGGCTTCCACTTCAAGCTGCCGACCGGCGTTGACGAGGCCACCGACATCGCCTTCCTGGACATGGTCTGGACCGGCGGGAAGGCCAACGGCGCGACCTTCATAGACGACAGCGTGGTCTCCGGCACGGCGCGCGGCATCCATTTCGAGCGCATCGTATTCCGCGGGCAGGTGCCCGTGCTCGGCACCTCCATCGTCGAGTGGTCCGAGGTATTCTTCCACAACTGCTACTTCGACCCGCCCAGCGGCACCATGCAGTTCGGCAGGTTCGCCGGCATCAGCACGCAGCACTGGGTCTTCAGCGCCTGCTGGTTCCGCACCGCGACCGTGGAACTAAACGGCGGCAACGGGACGGAGAACCAGGGCGGCAACCACCTCATGACGGGGTGCGTGTTCGACGGCATGTCCGACGGCGCAGGTTACGGCGCGCTGCGCCTGAAATGCTTCTTCAGCGAGATCGCCGGATGCTCGTTCAAGGTCTATGGAACCGGCACGCAGTACGGCGTCTACATCGAGCGCGACTCAATCTCGCTAGCCAACTGCTTCTTACTCGGAACCGGTAGCGGCACCCCCAGGATCGGCATCAGCAACATGGCGTTCAACTGCGTCGTTTCCGGAAACAAGTGCAGTTCGATCAATCTGGAGAGCGGCGCAACCGGGAACGTCGTCGTCGGGAATAAGGCCGCCATCACGGACAACAGCGGTGCGGCCAACACGATTACAGGCAATGGATAGCAAAGGGAGATAGAACGATATGGCGATACTTGAATCCCAACTTTCGCAGCAGGTGGTCGGAAGCCTGGCGGCCGACATTCTCGCCCCGCTCCCGCCGGTCCTGGGCCTCATCCAGGCCCTATCAGTCGTGGACGGGCCCACGCCAAAGGGCAAGACCCGGATCACCCTCAACTGGGCCGCACCCATCAGAAACGAGATCATCGGCGGCGAGCTGCTCAAGCTGCCGGACGACAGCCCTTCTTTGGCCCAGGGAGTCGGCGGCGCGATCCACGAGGCACAGTTCGACCCCATCGAGGCCGGGTCCTACTCGGTATTCGAGCGCACGGGAATCTCGGGCGCACAGACCACGCTTTCAGCCAGCACCCTGCACGGCCAGCGCAAGGTCAACGTCCAGACCCCGGTTCCCGGTGATATCGCGGCAGATGCGTGGGTCGTCATCGATCCCGGCATCGCGGGCAAGGAGGAGTATCTCCAGGTCAAGTCCGTGAACGCGGGCACGGGCGAGGTCGTCTTCAAGAACGGCCTCTTCTTCGATCATGCCTCGGGCGCTGCCGTCCAACAGGCCACCCTCACCTCCAAGACCGAAGGCACGCACTACGACCTGGACAAGCCCACCGGCGTTTTGACCGAGCAGGCGGGTGGGTTCACGGCCGGTAACCGCATCGTCATGCTCTACCAGACCACGGTGCAGGACCTGGGCCACTACGAGCTCTACCGGGTGCCCGGCAACGCCCCTGTGGCCGTCCCCACCAAGGCCAACGTGCTGGCAGCCGCGGGTGTCCAGACGGTGGACGCCGCGATCCTCGCCACGGCCACGTCCAAGCAGGACGCGACCCTGACGGACGCCGAGGACGGCAAGGACTTCACCTACTACCTGTTCGCCGTGGACACGGCCGGAAACGCATCGAACCTCACGAGCGAGGTGATGACCGCCAACACCCACCTCGTCTTCATCGAGACCGTGCCCACGGTCCCGCAGGGGCTCGCCACGCAGGTCTCATCGAACAAGGTGCTGGTCACCTGGCAGGCGGTCACGGACCCCAACGCCAACGGCTACAACGTCTTCCGCTCGGACGGGTCCAGCTTCGACCCCAACGCCGCGGTAAAGCTGAACTCCAGCCTGGTGGCCAAGGGCTCGGGCACGGCGACATTCGACGACTCGGCCGGCAACTCGGCCAACCGCAGGCCCCCGGGCGAGGTTCCCTACCCGGTGGACGGGCAGACCTATTCCTACAAGGTCGAAACGGAGGACAGCACGACCTTCTGGACGAACGGCACCTCCAACCTGCCCCCGCCCGCGGACATGGACGCGTCGAAGAACGCGGGAGCCGGGGACGGGACCGGAGGGAGATAGGGAGGATGAGCCCCCATGGCCTCAGGACACGCGGATGAGCGCCCTCTCACGGTCGTGCAGACCGGGGACGGCGTACCTCACGCCATGGTCTTCGCCGGGCCGAGGCGCGCACGATCCACCGCGCAGACCAAGCGTGACCGCTACGTCCTCAACCTCCGGCAGCAGTACGCCCATCTGAAGGAGGCCCTGTCAGCGGCCGAGCAGTTCTTCGTCGTTTGTCAGGTCGACCGGGAGCGTCTCGATGCCGTCCGAAAGGCGCATGCGGACGCCCTGGATGACCTTTCCGCGCGGTTCCAGGCCAAGATCAACGAATACGACCGCCGCATCGAGAGAGGCTCCTGATGGGCGCGCTGGTCTCGGGACTCTCGATCCTCATCACGGGCACCCCGCCCATCAGGTACACGACACCGTTCCTGGTGAGCCGGCGCACGGGCGGCGTGGTTCCCGAGCAGGAGATTCTGGCCGAGTGGATCGCCGAAGCCCGGGAAGAGATCGACAAGTACACGGGCCTGTGCTTCGCCACCACCAGGCAGACCGATTTCCTGGACGGCGAGGGCAAGGACGTGGTCTTCCTCACCTGCTTCCCTGTCCTGGAGATCCTCGGCATATGGGTGGACGAGGAATTGTTCGAGGAGCCCTCCGGCGGGAGGCTCCGCAAGGTCAAGCTCAACAAGCGCACGGGCTCGCTCATGCGCATAGACGGCCTCGTCTGGCCCAAGGGCTACGAGAACATCGAGGTGCGCTACATCTACGGCTACAGGGCTGTCCCGCCGCTCGTCCAGAAGGTGGCCACGCTCATCGTGGCCAAGACCGCGCTCAGCGCCAAGAAGGGCCCTCTCGAGGACAGCGAGCGCATCGGCAACTGGTCGGCCAGCTACTCGCTCAGGAAGCTTGACGACGAGCTGGACCGGGCCTGGGCGGCCCTTGGGAAACGGAGGCCCATGTACTTCGCATGATCCCCGAGCGCCTCCTGCCCGACAGCATCACGATCAAGAAGCCGGTCCAGTCCATGGCCCCGGGCACGCTCCAGCCCGTATTCAGGCATGAGACCGTTGCCGTCGGAATCAAAGCCAGGTTCGACCCGGTCTCGGTGGCCCTGCAGCGCGGGGTGCTCGGCGCGATTCCCAAGCGGATGTTCCGCCTGTTCCTCAACGTCACCGACCTCAAAGAGAACTACCTGGTGGTGCGCGAGGCGGATGGGAGGACGTTCACTGCGGTCGAAGTGCTCGATATGTTCGGCGACCACCTCGAGGCCGCCCTGGAGGAGAAGTCGTGATACGGGTGACGATACGCGGGGTTCCGGAGACCCTTCAGACGCTCGAACGCCTGCCCCTGCGCCTGGCCATGGCGCTGTTCAGAGGCCTGCAGGACTCGGCCATTGAGCTCTGGAGCAAGGCCAAGCTCAACGCGCCGGTGTTCCGTGGGCTCCTCCGGGAGTCCATCCTCTGGCACGTGGGCATCGAAGAGGGCCGCATAGTGGCCCGCGTGGGTTCCGCCCTCGTCTATGCCCCCGTAGTCGAATTCGGGCGGGAGAAGGGCTGGTTCCCGAACGTGACGGAACTCAGGACATGGGCGCGCAGGAAACTGGGCGCGGACAAGGTCGTGGTGGAAGGCAGGCGATGGGACCTGGCCTACGTCATCGGCCGGGCCATCTCGATCAGGGGTTTCCAGGCCCAGCCCTACCTCACGCCTGCCGCCCGGGAGCTCGCCCCCAGGGTCCAGCAACTGATCGAACAGCGCGTAAGCGAGGCCGTCCAGGCCGAGGGAGGCAAGGCGTAATGGCCTCTCCAAGACTGCACGAGAACGTCATTGCCGAGCGGATCGTCCAGCTCATCCGGGACAACTTGGCGGGCGTCCTGGGCCTCAAGACCGTTGCCCTCGGCGCGCTCGAGTTCTTCCCCGCGCTTGAGAGCCTGGCCGACCAGGTCCCGGCCGTGTTCGTAAAGCCCGCACCGTCCACGGCGCTTGAGCGCATCACCACGGGCCAGACCTACCGGATCGTCTACAGCTTCCGCATCGTCTTTGCAAAACCGTTCGGACCGGACGAGGAGATCGTCCGGAGCAAGGTCGAGGCCGCGCAGAAGATAGCAGAGCTCCTGATAGACCATGTCGACCTGGGCGGCTTGGCCCTTCAGAACGGGCAGGTGCTCTTCTCGATCCTCAAGAGTATCGAGTGGGAACCGCCCGAGGACAACCTTGTGGCCACGATCAACGCCGGAATCACAGCCGCGGCCTTCGTGTTCGCCGTGGAAACTACGAGCCGCAAATAGCACATGACGACGACGCAATCCCTTAGGTCGTCAGTGCCAAAGCGCTACCGCGCTTAGGGAGGAGATCATGCCTTTCGCAATCGAGAACCAGAAGTACGGCTTCAAGAAGGAAACCAGCCGCGGCATAGCCGAGGCCGCCCCGCAGAAGTTCCTGGCCGTAGGGGCCGAGGCCCTCTTGGACTACAAGTCCCTGCTCATCGCGGACGACAAGATACGGGGCAGCAAGGAGGCGTTCCCGTCAGTGGCCGGGGTCAGGGAAGGCTCCGGCAGTCTGCCTGCCATCGACCTGGAGGCCGAGACCGTCGGTGACGTCCTGCTCGGCGCGCTCGGTAAGGTGACCACGGCCCAGCCCGACCAGGCCAACTCGCCCACGGTGTACCGCCACACCTTCAGACCGGACAACTTGGTACGCTTCCCGTCCTTCACCTTCTTCGCGGACCGCGGCCTCGGGGTCAAGCGCTACCCCCTGACCGTCATCAAGAAGCTCACGCTCGCGGGCGGGGTGGACGGCAAGGCTCAGGTCACGGCCGACGTGCTGTTCAAGACCGAGGAGGCGGCCTCGCCGTTCACGGCGACCTTCGGCGCGCCCAAGCCGCTCATGTTCCACCAGACCGAGATCAAGCTCGACGGCGTCCTCAACCAGGATGTGCGGAGCTGGAGCCTGAGCATGGACAACGCCTCCGCGGCCCAGCGGACGCTCAACCAGTCCAGGGACGCCAAGGACATCATCTCGTCCGGCCGCTTCGCCATCGAGGGCGGCTACGAGGTCTTCTTCGAGACCGAGGCCAACAGGCAGAAGTTCCTCGACAACCTGCCCCAGACTGTGGACGTCGTCCTCACCGGCGACATCATCGAGGATGCCTTCAAGAACATGCTGGAGATCAGCATCCCCAAGGCAAAGTACACGGCCTACGGCTTCGGGACCATCGAGAAGCTCCTCGGTGCGGCGGTCTCCTTCCAGGCCGAGGTGGACCCTGCCCTAGGCTACAGCCTCCAGGCGGTCTTGACCAACGGAATTTCGGGGTACTGACCATGAGCACTCCCATATCCGCCGCCGAACTACGGGAGTGGCTCAAGAAGGAGCGGACTGTCGAGGTCTGCGGCGCGGCGTTCAAAATCCGCCGGGTGCCGCTGCTCTTCCTGGGCGATGAGTCCGACGACTTCTGGGAGCTGTCCAGGCAGGGCAAGGACGCCCTGACGCAGCGCATCAACGCGCTCATCGCCAACCCGAAACTGCCGCAGTTCCGCCGAGTCATGCTCTACGGCATAGTCGAGCCCAGGCTGGGCGTAGGCGAGGACGAGAAGGACGCCGTTCCCGTAGACCAGGTCCTGGCCGACTATTCGCTAGCCGTGGGGCTCTACGTCGAGATCATCAACCTGACCCTGGAATCGATACCGAAGCAGGAGGCCTAGATTCTAATGGCGGGCTTCGAGATCAAATTCGAGGCCGTAGACGAGGCCTCGCCCACCATCCAGAGGCTGTCCAAGCAGCTTCTGGAGGCCGCCCAGCGCTCGGATAGGTTCGCAGGTCAGGTGGTCGCGGCCACAGCCAACGCGGACCAGGGCTTCAAGAAGCTCCCGCAGAGCGCCAATGCGGCCGCACAGTCCATGTCGGCCGTCCAATCCGCGGCCGGACAGCTCCTGAACCAGCTCGCGGGCTTCGCCACGGTCGCGGGCATAGCGGCGTTCTTCAAGTCCTCGGCCGAATCGGCCCTGAGCGAGGAGGAGGCCCTCAGGCGACTCCAGTTTGCGGTCGAAGCCACGGGCGGCTCGTTCGGCCGGGAAAAGGACAGAGTCCTCGCCTTCGCACAGGAGCAACAAGTCCTGACCCGGTTCTCGGACACCCAGACCTACGAGACCATGGGCCGGCTCGTCCGGGTGACCGGCGACGTGGGCCAGGCCATGCAGGCCACGCGTCTGGCGTTCGGCCTGGCCTCGGCCTCAGGGAAAGACCTGGGCGGCATCATGGAGCTCCTGGGGCCGATCCTCAACGGGGACGCCACGAGGCTCCGTACCCTCAAGAACGAGTTCGGGGCCTTCATCGGAAACGCAAGTACGGCGCAGGAGGTCATAGACGCCCTCTCCCATAGGTTCCTAGGCGCGGCCGAGGCGGAATCCGGCTACGCCAAGCAGCTGGGTTCTCTGCGCAACCGGCTCGACGACTTCAAGGAGATCGTCGGGGCCGGGGTCCTGCCCGTGTTCAAACTCTTCCTGGACGCCCTGCTCAAGGGTGCGCAGTTCGCGGAGATCCTCTCAACCGCCATCGTCTTCAATCTGGGCGGCAAGGCGTTCGCGATTCTCCAGCAGACCTTCCGCGGCTGGGTCGCCATCTTCAAGGGCGAGTGGGACAAGCTGCCGCAGATCGCCGAGGAGACCAACCAGCAGCTCAAAGACATCGAGGACACGACGTCCAAGAGCCTGCTCGACATCCACCAGCGCTACACCCAGAGCCGCCAGGAGCAGGCGGAGAGCCAGGCGGCCAAGGAGATCGAACTCAAGGCCCGGGTCACGCAAAAGTCCATCGAGGAAGCCCGGAAGGAGGCGGAAGCGAAGGAGCGCTACGCCAAGGAAGCGCAGGATTTCATCTTCAGGATCGAGAACGAGCGGCTGGAACTGACCGGCCGGACCGTAGAGGCCAATATCGCGCAGTACCAGCGCGAGGCTTTGGAGCGGGAGGCCACGCTGCGCAAGATGGCCCAGGACGGCCGGATCACCTGGAGTCAGTATGAGCAGGCGGTGGCTGACGCCCAGCAGGTGGCGGCCATCAAGTCCCAACAGGCCCGCGATGCGGTCAATCAGAACCTCATCGCCATGCGCCAGACCGCCGAGGCGGTGGGGTCCGTGCTGGAGAACCGCTTCGCCACGGCTTTCTCGGGTATGGCCCTCGAGGGCAAGAGCTTCGCGGAGAGCATGAAGGGCATCTGGCAGGAGATCGCCAAGGTCGCTATCGAGGAGTTGACCCGGATCGCGGTCAAGGCGGCCATCACGCAGGCCATAGTCTCGGCTGCTACAAGCGGCTCGGGCGGCGGGGGCCTTTTCGGCCTGTTCGGCGGAGCAGCGGCCGGGGCTGGCGGCGCGGGAGCGGGCGGGGGCTCCGGCACAGGAACTGGAGCCGGGATGGGGGTCGGGACTGGTACGGCAGCCGGGGCGAGCGCCGCGGGCTTCAACTGGGGCAGCCTGGGCGAGCTGGGCCTTGCCGGCGGCTTCGCCTACATGATGTACGCCATGTCCCAGGGCCCGCAAGGACCCGCCCGCAAGATGTTCGGCGGACTCGAACAGACCATGACGAGCGTGGACAAATGGCAGCCCTTCAAGTCGACTTTCAAGTTCCAGGAAGGCGGCATCGTAGAAGAGCCCACGCTGGGGATTCTGGCCGAGAAGAGCAAGCCGGAGGCCGTTATCCCGCTCGAGCGCCTCGGGGAGTTCGTGCCATTGGGATCTCCCGCTCCAGCTGTGGTCGAGGTCAACGTCACCCAGAACAACACCTTCAACATCCCCGGCGGCGGCGTGAGCGAGGATCAGGTGCGAACCATGATGCGGCGCATGGCCGAGGCCACTCGCTCCGGCGCGGCCGAGGGTGCGGAACTGGTCAAGTCCATCCTGGCGCGGCAGGGAAAGGTATCGCGGGAGGCCGTATGAAGGCGGTCAGCGACGCCTACAGGGCCGCGCGAGGGCTTGGGACGCTGGCCCCGGCCCGCCAGGTGCTCCTCTACCGCAGGCTGGGCGACGCGAGCGGGTGGGACGCAAGCCCCATAGACGTCACCTCGGAGGTCCAGCGCCTCGACCGCCTGGTCTGGAAGCTCGACACCGATGCCTTAAACGAGTTCAAGGCCGCCAACCTACGCATCCTCGTGGAGAACGCCAACCGCCAGTGGGACCAGGGCGGAAGCCGCTTCAGCGGACGCCTGCTACACCGCTCAAAGGTGGTCATCCGCCTGGGCCTCGTGCTGGCGGACGGCTCGCCCGAAACCTACCCCGCGTTCACCGGGGTCATAGAGGACCTGCCGGAGGACTCTGACGCACCGGTGCTCCAGCTGGAACTGCTCTCGATGGACTTGTTCCTGAGCACGGCCGACGCCTACAAGGCCGCCTCGTTCGTCACAGACGAGCTGGTCGGCATCGGCGACGGGATCAAGACCGATTACGAACTCATCCAGTACCCCGTCGGCATGGTCATGGCCGTGCGCGTCGGGGGAGAAACGCTCCGGGCCGGCACGCGCTGGACCGCCAAGAGCCTCAACGACCACAGGCAGCGCGCCGTCCTGTCCTTCAACTCGGTGCAGCCGGCCGCCGGGGCCGAAATCCGCGCGGACTACCTCATCTGGAAGACGCAGCAGCGTCCCGAGCAGGTGGTCCAGGATCTTCTATCTACGGTGCCCGAGGTGGCGGTGGACACCATACAGCCCGTCAGCTTCTCACCGCCGGCCCAGCGGGAAATCCTGCACACCCGTCAGGCGGACTTCCTGACCTACGACCACTGCAATACCAAGGTGGAGCAGGAGGACGCCCCGCCCGAGGGCGATGGGCAGATCACCATTGATCCACTCGACGAGGAAGCCGAGTGGAAGGATGCGAGCGTCGTTTACAACGTTCCACGGAGCGCCTGGACGGACATCAACTTCAAGCGCATCGCCAACGGAATCTGCGCGGCCTGGGATTCTCTTTACGAGGGCGTTTATCATCCCACCCAGGAGAAGCAGCTCATCGACGGTGACGGCTGGTATCCCTGGCAGGAGTACACCGGCCCGGACTACCAGTGGACGCTCGCCGAGAGCATCTTCCGCGTCACCCACTCATCGAGCAACTACCGACTCTACACCTCCAAAGAGAACTGGGGCACGGCCAAGAGTTTCTACACGAGATTCCGCATCGAGAAGATGTCCGGCGAGATCAAGCTGGGGACGATTCTGCCCGGCGGCCCCAACAGCCTCCACGCAGACATCGTGTTCTCAAACACGAGCTCGGTGCGCGTGCGCAGCGGAAACACGCTGAGCTCGCCCTATAACCTGGATGCCAAGCAATGGCACACCTATAGGCTCGACCTGAACTCGCCCGACCTGGAGACGGGGACATGGGCGCTGTGGGTGGACGACGTGCAGGTTCGTACCGGCAACCTCGCCAACATCACCACCGAGTCCGAGTATACCGGCTGCCGCCTACTCTCGACCCCGTCGGGCGAGACCATATTCGAGATCGACTACATCCGGGTCAACCACCGCAACGTGGGCCTGCCATACGGCGTCTACGAGCGCGTGACCGATTTCAGGACGTACCTTGGCGGGATCATCAGTTTCGGCCTCGCGACCACCATGGGGCCGTTCTGGGCTGAGCTGCAGAGCACTCCCGCGACCGGGGTGCGCTACTTCTACCAGACCTCGGACAACGGGACAACTTGGACGCCTTACGCCGAGATCCTCAACGGGGGCAATGTGGGCCAGTGGACGACCACGAGCCCCACGAGGTTCCTGCGCTTCAAGGTGCAGATTTATGGCAACACCGACTCAACCCTGCTGGGCGTCAAGCGCCTGTTCCTGCCCGGGATCGCGGCATCCTTCCTCATCGACGGCGGGACAGGGATACAGGACTGGCTGGCGTGGAAGGCCACGGTGCAGAACCGCAACGGCGGGATTCTTCGAGCCACGGCCATTATGCCGGAGAACTACGCGGGCAACCCCACGTTCTACAGGGCGCTGGGGGCGGGTGACACGATTTCCTCCGACGATTGGGCTAGGCAGGAAGGCTTCAACCCCGTTTACCTGCTCTGCGTGGCCATGTTCAACACCGCAGGGGTCAACCCGCCGCTCCTGCAGGAGAGCATCCTCACACTCACCACCTCCAACGTCCCTATCACATCGGCCCAGTACGGCACGCGCAAGGCGCTCGACATCATCAAAGAAGTCGCACGGATAGCCGATTACGAGGTCGGGGTGGGCGGCGACGGTCGGTTCTTCTTCCGCAACAAGGCCGTCTCGGGCCAGCCAGTGCTCAGGCTCGACCACAACCTGGTTGAGAAGGTGCTCTCTTACGTTCCGGGCTGGGACCGCGTCTATAACAGCGTGCGCGCCCAGCACGGGCAGTTCGAGTACGTGGCCGACAGCGCGTCCCAGGGCGACCCCGTCCCCACCTCAGAGAGGCGCTTCGGCACGCGCACCCTGGAGGCGGGCGGCGACCACCTGGTCTTTCAAGAGGACGTGGACCTGGCCACCGTGATCGCCAGACGCTACTGGGCCCGCTACAAGGAGCCCAAGCGCCGGGCTACGGTGCGCATACCCTTCATGCCGGAACTCGAGCTGGGAGACCTGGTGGTCTATGACATCGCCAGCCCAAGGCGCATCGGAGACGCGGCCTTCAACGCCCGGGTGGTGGGCCTGGCGCACGACGCGATGGAGAAGCGCACCGAAGTGGACGTTGTGGAGGTATAGGTGGCGCAGAAGAAGGTCTTCAACACGGCGGAGCAGTTTCAGCAGAACGTGGGCAGCGAGAACCTCGACCTCTCGCAGATGCCGCTCGTGCTGGCCTCCAGCACGCCCCTGGAGCTCGTCGACGACTTCAACGACGGGGTCAAGGATACCCGCTGGCAGACAAGCGGCATTCTCTCGAAGGTCCACGCCTACGATCAGGGGGTTTCCATCCAGACCCGCGGGTTCTACACCGCCTCTCGTTACATGGCCCAAACCTTCGAGCTGCCGGCCCAGTACGCGGTCGCCAAGGTGGAGATGGTCGTCTTCCGGGACAACTACGCCCTGCCCGGGGATATCATCCTGGAGATCCGAGCCACGACCGGCAGCCCGGGCTCTGAGACTCCGACTTCCACCGTGCTTGCGACCTCGAACCCAATCCCGGCCGCGAGCCTACCCCTGTTCCAGTACCCCAACCCGGTCTTCGTCGCCTTTGCAATCCAGAACCCGCCCGTCCTGCAGCCCGGGGTGCGCTACGCCCTGGTCCTGCGCCACACGCAGATCCACGCCTCCTACAAGGCATATCTGGCCTCCGATGACTACATCACGGGCGACCGCTACGCGACCGGCCGCGGACTCTACAGCGACGACAGCGGGGCCACATGGAGCCCGTTCACCTCCTACGTGCGCGACTTCTGGTTCCGCATCTACGCGCCGGGAGACAACCCCAAGCCCGCCGAGTCAGGCGGCCTCCTGGCCTTCGACTACCCCAGTCGCAATACGGCGGAGGACATCGAGACCATCTTCAACAGCGGCCGCGGGGCCTTGGAACTGGAAACCCGCTTCATCTGGACCCGACTGGACACGGCAGCAGACACGGGCATGACGTGGGGAATCGCCTGGCTCCGAGGGGAAATCAAGCGGCCCCCCCTCACCTCCCAGGAGTACGAGGATCGGCTCCTCGTGGAGATCCGCATCCAGACCTGGCCCCAGTCAAACGACCTGACCTTCGTGGTCGTTATGGTCGGAGTCGACGGGACGAAATACGCCTGGAAGCAGAGTTACACCTGGGAGACCTTCACGCAGGGCTTCATCGGCTTCCCGATCCTGCCTTGGGGCTCGGCCGCAGGCGTGCCCGTCACCATCAAGATCACCCCGCAAGAGAACGGCGGGGTCAAGGTCAAAATCTACAAGAACGACGACCCCGGCCAGACGATCCTGGACACCCTGACGGCTTCGCCGGCCGTGCGGACCCTTACGGGCAACCGGCATCTCTCCATCGGGCACTACGGCCAAATCTACGGCAGCCGCGTAGCCTTCGATTACTTCAAGCTCTCGGGCCAGCCTCAGCAGGCGGCTCAGGGGCACGTCGTGCTGCGCCATCAGTACATGACGGCCATGAAGTTCCAGCGGTTCACTCTGGATCGAGTCCTGCCCTCCCAGGCAAACCGCGTGAACGTCTACCTGCGCGCCGGGAACACCGTGGAGGATGTACAGGCGCAACCCTGGGGAACTGCCGCCCCGACCACGGCGCAGGGGGACATCGAGACCGGCGAAGTCGCGGCCGCCGCCGCCATGATTTTCGAGACCAAGCTGGAGTTCATCGGCGGCAGCAGCCCGTCCTTGAACGGCTTCGATTTCACCAGCCAAGTGGCGGCCGCGGCGGACGACGCCCCTATCGTGCTCTCCCTGGACGCGGCCAACGGCTGGTCATACGTCGTGAGCAGCGAGGAGGCCACCCAAAGCGCCAACACGGCCAAGGCCGTTGACGGAGATGCCGCGACCCAGTGGGCAAGCCTCGGCAATGCCCAGGACGGCCAGCAAGCGACCCTGCACATGCAGTTCCGCGACGCCAACGGCGTGGCGAAGACGGAACGCGTAGGTTCCGTAATCCTGCGCAACCACAACCTGCGCGAGTTGGACGTCCTGAGCCACACGGACGCGGTGCTGTTCTCTGGAGAGGTCACGGAAGACGACGAGATCATCGTCTTCGACGAGGTGGACACCCAGGGGATCAAGATCAGGGGGAAGTCCACCCGCCCGGCCAACCAGAACAAGAAGATCGGCGAGGTCTATGCAGGACGAATCCTCGTCGTGATGCCGCCCATGGACGAGTACGAGCCCGTAAAGCGCGTCTTCGAGGCCGGGGATCTGCGCACCCTGGGCGGCCGGCTGATCTCTTTCGCAGGGGTCGCGAAGTACGCGGCCCGCCTGCGCTGGGCCCTGGTGGAGCAGGCGACGAAGGATGCCCTGGCGCAGGTATTCACCGCTATTCGCCAAGTCACTCTTTGGCCCGAGCCCGTAGCCCGGCCGCGCGACCTCTTCGACGTGGGATGGAAGTCGGATGACCTGCCGCACCCCTACACGGACAAGCACAAGGACGCAGGTCTCACAATCGAGGTCTCGGTGGAGGAGATATGACAAAACCGAAGCTGCAAATCCCGATAGTCGCATCCATGTCGCGCCCATGGAAGGGCATCGTGTGGCACCACTCGGCCACGCCGGACAGCCCCGCGAGGGATTGGGACGGCATCGTAAGGTTCCACACGTCCTATCGGGTGGACTTCCGGATCGTCACGCCCGAGGAGTTCGAGCGGCGGAAGGCTGCGGGGCAGGGCAAGGTATTCCAGAAGCCCTGGAAGGCCGTCGGCTACCACGCCGGGACAGAGTGGGCGGCCGGGCAGGTGGTCTTCCGCTGGGGCCGGCTGCTCTTGATGGCGGGAGCCCACGCCGGGGTCGAGGGGGTATCCAACCGCTTCAACGAGGAGTTCCTGGGGATCTGCGCTATCGGGGACTTCGACAAGACGCCGCCCAGGACAGAGCATTGGGACTTCAACCTGCGGCTCACGCGGGCATTCATGGAGGCGTTCGCCATCCCGGCCGACCGGGTCATCGGGCATCGCGAAGTGTTCGACCGCCTAGGAGTGCCGCGGCAGAAGACCTGCCCGGGCAGCCTCTGGGAGATGGAAGCCTTCAGGAGGGAACTCTGATGGACAGGTTCAAGCAGCTCACGATGCTCCTGGCGAGGAACACGGCCAGGAGCGACATCATCCAGAACGTCCTCCGGGACCTCAAGTCCCTGCGGGCCATGTGGAACTGGCTCTACCTCGCCCTGTACGTCTACCTCTGCATCTGGGTTGCGCTGCACCACCCGGACCACCTCGGCACCGCGTTGACCGTGACCGGCGGGATCGTCTCGGTGGTGTTCACGGGCTATGTCTTCTCGAAGACCTACGAGAAGGTCAAGAACGGAAACGGCAATGGCAACGGGAACCATCAGCCGCCGCCGACGGATGATGAGAATGGGGCCGGTGACTAGGCTGCTCGCGGCCGCGAAAGTCGCAGGCCTCTTCGCCGTCCGTCGGCCCAAGGACGCCGCCATCATCCTGCTGGCGCTGCTCCTGGGCACCATGTGCTGGCGGATTGATCGCGAACGCGGGCATGCGCAGGAACTGGCGTCCAAGATGCAGGGGCTGCCGCCGAACACCAAGCAGGTGGTAACCGTCTACCGCGACCGCATCCGCGTCGTGACGCGAGATGGGCCGCTCAAGGTGGAATACCGTGATCGCTACCTGCCACCGGAGGGCAAGGTCGAGATCGTGACCAGGATCGACCAACCCGAGAAACCCCCGGAGGTCGTGGCCAAGGATCGCGGGCTCACGGCACGCCTGGGCGGCGGGGTCATCCATGCGGGAGAGGTACTACCCTTGGTCGACCTCAAGATCGGGTACTGGCGTCGCTACAGCGCGACGATTGGAATCACACCGGAGTTCTGCGGAATGGGCGTCTCGCGGCATGTGGACGACTTCGCACCCTTCGGCAATCTGGAGATTCTTAGCATGGCCGGTCCGGATTGGTCCGGAAATCCGCGCTTTGGTTTCGGACTCCGAATGAACTTCTGAGTCTAGCGTCCGCCACACACCCCCCATGCGCCCGGCACCACTTCCCTTTTTGATAGACTCTCGTTACAAGATGACCTCAAAGAATCCGAAGCTCTCCGTATACGCCTCCGCCATTCAATACAGCGAAGTTCCCTCCTGGCATGAGCGGAGAATCCCAACCACTTAAGAGCCTTGAAGAAAAATACTGGGGCCAACACAAAGGTGAAACATCGCCCCCTTAGTTTCACCAAGAACCTGGGCGGCCTCCAACATCTCTATGAGGCCATTCGTTGCGCCTACTCTCGTGGCGTCTGCCTGCATGACTTCCGTCGTCGCCTACCCGCATCGCTTAGGAAGAACGAACTCATCATCAGCGAGTTCTTCCTCGCCACCCAAATCCTCAACAGAGAAGAGATCATCGCCGATGATGCGTTGATCCGCGAAACTCTTGAAAGAGCCCCACTCGACCTAACACTCAAGAGGCTTTACCTGTTTTCCCTACTTCTCAATATGCCAGGGCAACGGCTGAAGGCCGAGTATTCCTCTCCTGCTGGCGCGCAAAACGATTTCGTCCGGACATATCTCCACGACACTGATGGCTGGCTCGCAGATCGCCTGGATTTGGACCGCCACATAGAGCCCTGGGTTCGAGACCATGTGGCGCTCACCACTGGCCGGCGGAAGTTCTGCACCAACTTCCGCTACTTCTTCGAGCAATGCGAGTTCCCAGTTTCCCGAAACGGCCATCTAAGAACCTTCGCGGATCATTGGGGCCCTCTCGCCCTGCGGCTTTTCTTTGACAGATACCGGATAGATTCCCCCAACGCTTCACTGGATGACTTGGTGGGAGCGATCTACGAGCATGAGATACACAAGCTGCTCGGCATGCCGCTCTCCTGGGTAAACGAAATTGCGGATGGCGCCGCGCTCGCGTACCTCTCCAACCGCAACGAGTTATTGACCGGCACTCAGGAGTCTACCGGCGAAGCAGAAGAAGAGACGACGGGCCCGGTGGGCCGCAAGAGTGTCCAAAGCCAGCAGCTTATGCGGTCCACCAAGAACAAGCGCTCGCTCGAAGGATGGTATGGCAAGGTCTGCCAAATTTGCGGCAACAAACTACCGGCAGGCAAAAGAAAGCTCACGATCGACTACGCCCATATTCAGCCCCTGGGCTCGCCGCATAACGGCCCGGATTCGGTTTCGAACATGCTCTCACTCTGTCCGAATCATCACCGCCAGCTGGACACAGGGGCCATTTCTATCGAGCCAGCGACGACGGCCATCCTTGCGCCGAGAGGGTCAGCACCAAGCGTTCTTGGAAAACTCCACGTACACGGCCAGCATCGCCTATCACTTCGGGCACTGCATTACCACAAGGGGAAGTGCTTCAAGGCAGGCCAACAAGAAAAAGAGGAGACTTAACGACTTGCGACGGCCCTCTTTAGCAAAGCCCTGCCGTTCTTTGGAGCCCCATACTTGCCGTTCCCGCCGTCAAAAAACACCGGCTGGGTCTCCGGTTGCACCCGTGAGTAGGAGCTGATGTATGGTTTGCTCTTCCCATTGGTACCGCACTCGTCCCCCCATTGCGTCCACTTGGGGCGAGCGTGGCGGGCGAAGAGTTCCAGATACGGACCGGGACTGCACTGCTCAACGATATCGTAGAACTCGTCCGGTTTCCTGGAATGCTCCCGTTTCCGAGTCCTGAGGATATTGACCTGAGTACGCCCCGGCTTCAGCGTGCGCATCGAGCCCCGGACGCCGAACAGGATCATCTCAGTGACGTTCCGGAAATAGAAACCGACGCCGCGACCATCAGGGCCGCCGTCTTTCCGGATCTTGTACCAGATCATGTTCGTCTTGTAGGTGAAGCCCCATCGCTTCATCACTTCCAAGCCTTCAAGAATGAGAGCGTTTGGCACCCATAGGTACAGGTGGCTCTTTGGCGCGGCGAGCTGCGGGACAGGCAGTTCCATGATCTCCTGCAAGGTCATTGTCGAGTAGCGGGAGAGCCGCTTATGCTCAGGAGCCATCTTCCCCGTCCGGTTGGAAAACTGCCACGGAGGGTCGGCCAAGATGGTGCTGAACCGCTCCATCCCGAGGGACAGCAGGTCCTCTGCGACCAATGAATGAGTACTCAAATTCCGATGAGCCATATCTATTTCTCTCTGTAGAGCTTCTTCGTTATCCCAAAAACCAGGATCGGACAACCCCCGCCCCCACCACCCTCTATCCGTGGCAGAAGCTTGTGCATCCAGGTCGTAGACGTCCCGTATTTCGACCAAATCCCTAACCCCTCAAAGACTCCACGAAGTTCATCGGCCTTTGTGATGATGACCCCGACGCTGACGGCGCGTAGGTCGAAGAGCAACCGAAAATTGTTGAGGTCGCGATCAAAGAAGGGGTCCTTGTTGCTCCACTCGATCTCCAGCGCGACCTGATTCTTGAAGCAGTCGACAGCATGCGTGGGGGTGTCCATCTTGTGCTTATCGACGACGATCTGCGTCTCAAAGGACTTCTCTTTCCACCCATGGTCGCCAAATGCCTTATCGAACCACTGGGATATCGGGGATTTCCCTCCCCCTGGCGCGACGATGTCCCTCTTATGCAGCAGGAATTCCCCAAGGACATTGATAATTTCTTGCCATTCCGTCGGGAAATCTCCCTTAAGAACGGCACAGGCATGCTTCCACTCGTGGATCTCATACAGGTCGCGTATTCTGGCGGGAAGTAGATCTGTGGTCACAAAGGTCTCTGATTGATTCTACCATACCGCCCCCTCCCATATATACGATTGGCCCCTCGTTTTAGTTCCCATCCAAGGTCGATATATCCGGTCACCGGCTCCTAATCAGAACCTACCTTCAAGTCCCCGTATGGGTCAAGGCGAAAAGCGACGCAGCAGCAGGAAACGATCAGAACCTGGGATGCGCATTTCGACAGGTTTCCCGCATGAATTTGGCTGAGACATGGGTGTATTTTTGGGTGGTGAGCAGACTCGCGTGGCCCAGCATTTCCTGCACTACGCACAGCGACGCCCCGCCCTCAAGCATGACCGTCGCCGTCGTGTGCCGAATCTGGTGCGGCGTCAGGCGGCATGAAAGCCCCGCCCGGCGCGCCGCGGCTGCCAGCCGCCACCCAAAACCCGCACGCGTCAGTCCCTTGCCCCTGATGTTGAGAAATATGGTGTCCAGGGCCGCCGGAAACTTGGCCGTCCTGGCCGCCAGATAGCGCCCCAGGGCCTGTGCCGCTCGCGGCCCGAATGGGACGATGCGCTCCTTGGAGCCCTTCCCCATCACCCGCACCCAATCGCCCGCCAGGTCCACCTGCCCCATCCGCAGGCCGGTCAACTCGGAGACCCGCATCCCCGTAGCGTACATGAGCTCGAACATCGCGTGGTCCCGCAGGGCCGAGAACTTGGCCCCCACGGGCGGATGAAGCAGCCGATCCATGCGCTCCGCGTCCAACGGTTCAGGGATTCGCTGTTTGAACCGAGGAAGCCGCAGCCCGTTGGTCGGATCGGCCGCGACGTGTCCCACCTGAGCCACATAACGATGGAACTGCCTCACGGCTATGGCAGCGATGAAGAGCGACGCCGACTTGAGGCCGTCTTCCTTGCGGCGTTCCAGGTAAGCCAGGACGTCGTCCCGTTCTACGGAGAGAGGGCCCTTCCCGCGGGCCGCCAGAAACGCCAGGTAGCCCTTGAGCTGGTAGCCGTAGGACAACTCTGTGTTCCGGGAGAGCCCTCTCTCCACCCGAAGATGCCGGACGAAGTCGTCCAGCAAGGCGTTCGGGGTCATGCCTGTACGACCTTGACCCGCTTCTGGTCGTCCTTCTCGACCTTCCAGCCCTTGCGGGTGTAGCTGACCATCCGGGCGCGGACGTTGGCCGCCAGGTCCTTGCCCTTGGCCGCCTCACCCGCCGTCCGGCCCAGATCCTCTGCGATCTCCTTGACCGTGTGGCCGCCCGCGAGGAGCAACGGGTCGATGATGGCCGCCAGGGAGCCCTCTTTCTTGGCCACCTGGGGTTTGGTCGCTTTGGTGGTAGCCTTGGCCTTCGCCGCCGGCGGTCCCTCTTTCTTGTTCTTCCCATTACCGTTCTTCTTCGCCATAAGTCTCGCCTCCGATTCGATTCGTTTGACGTTCTCGGCGCACGAATAGCATGCGAACCCCGCAAACGTGCGCTTGACTACGATCCGGCCCACATCGACCGACGCCCCGCACCTCTCGCAGATCATAGCCCGGCTCCCCCACTGCTCAGGCCCGCCGCGCCTTCCTAGGCATCCCCTTCTCTCGCTCTGAGAACTCGTAGAGACCGTGGTCAACGCCCATCTCGGCGGCCGCCTCGACTTCCTTGCAGCTATAGCCCAACTCCAACGCTCGGATGACCTGGTCCGCTACCAGGTCGGTCACGATGGCGTTGAGCACGTCATCCTTCGGCAGGTTCATTTGAGCCCCTCCTTGAGCGCCGCGTCGTACTTCTCGAAGGCAGCCAGGATACGCCCAGCCTCCATCTCCGCCTCATGGCGGGCGGTGTAGACGGCATGGATGCTCTCGGGGTCGAGTCCTCCATTGAACTGGAGGGCCAGGCCCTTGGTGTCGGTCTCGAAGCAGATATCTCCAGGCGTACTCGCCGCGTTCGGCCTCGTCACCACCCAAAACTTCTTGATCCTCATTGCCCCTCCTTATGCCGGAAAGTGATTTGCCATCATGGAATCGGCGCGATAGGCCTTCAACAACTCAGCCGCCTCGCGCGCCCCCCGCACGAACTGCGCCCGCGACTGCCAATCCAAGGTCGAGTGGAAGATGTCCTCGCGCATGATGTCCTCGATATACCCGGCGTCCTTGGGGTTAGCTCCCGTCGTCTTGATGATGAGATCCTGGTAGAAGGCCATGTCTACCCCCTTGATTACCGCCCACCGGCGTTCTCAAAGTGCCGAAGGACGTGCGCCATGACGAGCCCGCGCATGCGATAGCCGCACCGCCGCGCCTCTTTCTGGATCATCGCCTTGACCTTCGGCCTACGGGTATCCATGTATATTCTGGTGAGCCGCTCCCACGAGATTCTTCTGATCCCCTTCTTCATGTCCGCCTCGCTTATCTTGGCCAT